TTCCGCGCGTTTCCTCTATAAAATCCATTTGAGGTATTTTTTGGGTTGCGTTGTTGGCTGAGATTTTAAGCTTATTTAACATGGCCGAAAATGGTGCAACGTCGGTCTTTGAAAAAATAGGATTTAAAAGGTCAAACTCTCCGTCCCTATAGGCATTTATAATTTGCATTAAAGATAATCCATAACTTTCATCGACGAATTCCAAAACCCGGGCATTTAAAAGGTCGTAGAAAACAGTGATTGTTTTCTTTACAGTAACGTCTATATTTGGCGGGACCGCAATATTTTCAAAGGCGTCGCTCCAAATAGATATCATTAAATTAGAATCACTTTCGCGTATTAGAGCAGACGTGGGTTCAAACACAATAGACCCCAATAAAGTTTTATTTTTAGATTGTTCATTGTCGGGTTTGATCGTGGTGTTGAATATTGTAGGTTGCGTCATCAAATTATTGAAATCCCCTTCATCTACGCCAACCTCGTAATCTAGTTTATAACTAATATCAGAATAGTCATTGGCATTTTCCAAGTAAATAAGGATATTATATACCCCGGGTTTAAGTGGAAGGTCATTTATTTTCACTGGTTCATAACTACTGTAATTTGCAATACTATAAATAGGTAGGCGTTTTTGTATAATATCGCCGTATTCAAAAGAATAACCGAAAAATGTTGGATCACTTATAGAAAGATTGGATTTGTCGCCTTGAATACATATTATTAAGTTTGCATCTAAATTTCCAAATGTGTTTACAATAAATTTACTCAAATAGACTTTGTCCACGGTCTTTGTGGTTGCGAATGTCACATGATCATAATAATCATACGATATATTATTGAAAATCATATTTCGCATATCATTATTCGTTTCAATAATAGCCGGCGGGCGTTTTATATTCTTGTATCCTACATATTGCGATTGTTCTATTACTTGGCTTATTATTTCGGGCTGAACGGTTTCTGATGCAACCTCTTCAATTAATGGAGTATATGGTGAAATTTCGGCCTTTAATGTATAGTAAATATTATTGTCGTCTTCAATATTGTGGTCGTTAATAGTATTAGTTCGATACATCAAAATATTATAATTACCTTCTCCCAAGTCCTTATTTAATATATCAATCGGTTTTCCATCATTATTTAAACCGTGTGTATAATGCATAAGCGTTTCCTTGTTGTTAGTATATCCAAAATAACTAGTATCCAACAATTCGACGTTTGTCTCGTCTTTTTGTAAAAGGACAATAAAGTGTGACGCCGATTTATCATCGGATAAGTGCGATAAATATAACTGTTTTATGACGTCACCTTTTGAAACATTGAAAGCATAGTGCGCGCAACAATCGCGAGATAAACTTTTCCCGACTAAGCCTTGATTGTAAAAGTCGATAATTTCGGGCGGTCTTTTAATCTTATTTTTACTTGTATTGTCTTCTGTTTGTATATTGGCATTTGGACTAGCTACAAAAGAACCCGAACCACCATAACGATAAAATTTATTGCCACCTTTTGAATTTATTATTATACCGTCTTGACAATCAAATATCTTGTGGCCAAAACCCAGCTTATCGTTTTTGTCACCTTCAATCATTGTTTTCTCCAAAATCCACGAACAGTATTTTTTGCAATAAACGTAGACTGCCCCCGTTGCTTCGTAGTTTGAGGATCCAATAAAAATATTAGTGTGATCGTCTATGTAAAGAGATTCGCCGTATTTTTCATAAATATTTTTCCCTGGATTTATAAAGGTGTGGCGACGAACAAATAATTTTTCATTATCGATAAACTCGTAAAAGTATACGCAATTATTCGCGCCAACCAAGAGGTCATTATTTGGACTTAAATAAATACTAACACCCATTGCTATAGAATTTTCAACATCCAATACCTGAGATATTACGAAGTCGCGGTTGTAGATATATATTTGTCCACAATAGTTGTTGGTTTTGGGTGCACCAACAACCAAATAACTATCATTACAACTAAGCGCTTTTCCGAAATCACAGTTCTTAGTTGCGGTCTGGATGCGAGCTATGTAATTTAAACTTGCATCAAATCTATATATGGTATCGTTTTTATAATCGCTAACTATAAATTCTTTACAAAAACTCGTAATTGCGTCGCCAAATGTGTCGCTAGTAATAATATACTGATTTTTTATTGACCAAATATTGTTGTCGGCGGGAGAAGTTTCATAAAGAACGATGCTCTTTTTGTCACCACTATGCTTATTTGTCACCAACAGAGCGTCGTGTTCAATAAATTCTTTAACAAATACCTTTTCGGCGTATTTTATAATAGTATTTTTATATTCCTCTTCTAATATTGACGATTCGCTTAATACTATTGGATTGTTGTTGGAGCAAATATCGTATATCAATAATGTGGATTGTCTAGTAGGAACAGCTATTTTATTACAAGACACACTAATGTTTTCTTCATAGCCATAATACAAATCCTCATATATTTCTCGCTTGTTTAATTCTAATATGCCGACACTATTATCACCTTCGTGTATATTAATAGGATTGTATAAGGAACCACAATCATATCCAGTAGCTTGGTCATACATATACATAGACATTGATACATCACTATAGAAATACACACAAGCATTGTCGGTTCCGGGTGTGCCGATAGAAATAGTATTATATGCTTTCTTACTCGTATTATCTTTGCTGAATTTTAAATAAAAGCCATTATTTGTAGGGTTGCTAACATCAAATTTATAATATTGGCGCGAAAACAAACAGTCGCTTACATCATTTATGAATACAAACTTGTTTCCGTTTTTAATAAATTCTACATTTACAACAATGGTTGTATATTCGCTTGGTAAATCATATGTCATTAATGATATTGGATTATAGAATGAACCAACCGCAAGTCCGTGCAATTCAGTAGATATATATATAGAACCGAGTTCTCTAGGGCAAATTTCCACATAGGCACCAGATGTCCCAGGAACGGAATAAATATTTTGCGAATATAATTTGGTCATTTGTGGGTCACTTGAAAATCGCAATAAATGTCCATAATTTGTGTAGTGACTAACGTCAAATCTGTAAATATTATTGCAATATAAAAATCTATTTCCAAAATTGTTTATAATTACCTTGAATTCGTTGTTTATGTAGGTAACATAAACATTAAATATTGCAAAAACATCAGAGGAAATTGCGTCATGATCTATTGTATTTTGTTCGTCTTCAGCTAAAACAATTACATTTGATACATCCACTAATAGCGATTTTTTATTTGGTAGAGTAAAAGTTCTAACTAATTGACTCTTTGTATATGTAGGGGTAATTGAAAAAGAAAATGGTTTTGATTTATTAGAAGGTTTTGTTAATGTTCTGGTTCTCTTAGTGACAATTGTTCGTTGTCCTGTAATAGGAGCGGGGCGAAATCCTCTTAGTGCTCCACTGTTAAATCGTGTAACCCCCCTATCCCGGGCTTTCCCTTCGCTAGGAAAATATTTTTTTTTCGTATTATCAACATGAGGAACGCTGTTGAAAACACTTTCTACTTGTTGTTTTACATTTCTAAAGGTGTTTGTAGGTAAAGTAGCCTTCATTTGTCTTTTGGTCATTTTTGACATATGTTGTATAACAGATCTGCGCGATATTCCATTATTGAACCTATTTTGACCTTTTGCCGCCTCAAAATTTTTTCTTGAATTTAGTTGTTCTAATGTAAAATTACAATAAATAGGGTTATTTCCATATATTCTAGAAAATTCTCTTTGTGTTATGAATAGTGTTCCGTCGTCAACAATATGTAAAGTTGTCCCGGGATTTGTTAGGTTATTGCATATTGGTTCTTCTTCTTCTTCCGGTGTAACATTAAAAATAAGAGCCGGAATTACAATTTCTTGATTTTGATTGTTATCGCTATCTAGGACACTATCTGTAACAGTATCTGTAACAGTATCTGTAACATTATCTGCGGTTGCGTCGTGATTTGTATATACGCCCCCTGGCAATAATTGCATTTGGCTTGTAATATTAAAATATGGCGTCGTCGCCGCCCCCTCAAGATTGTTCGTGACAAAAAAATCGGGGCTAGTCGAAAAACGAACAAATTCCCATTCATCTAATACTACATCACTATCAAAAGCTAATGAAAAGGAATCGCAGAGCCCCAGTTCACCAAAATAGATTTCATTTACGCCACTAGATTTAAAATCTCCAAAGTCATGATTCACAAAATCCCTCTTTGAATATGTGAAACTTTCTTCTCCGCAAAGCAAGGTGAGATTATCGTATTCTGCGTTGTAATAATCAAAGCCAATATAGCATTTGTGCGGTTTAATCGTCGAAAAGGAACCATCAAATAAATAACGCACATATTCATTTGCAGTAAGAGGCTTTGTTGTGCCACCGGTTTTATCATAAAGTTCGTAATTTCCTTCAACAGGAAAGATGTTGTTTGTAATACTTGGGTATTTCAAAATGTGTCCATATACAAAGACGTAAATTATATTACCATTTTTAACATATAGAAAGGTATCGTTTGCTGCAATTGTTTTCTGAGCGTGTATGTAGGTTGCGGGATTTGATAAAAAAACGTTTTTACTTGGGTCTCCGTCAAAAAAAATTTCATTTTTTTCTAGATCATGGTCTTGAATATTAATCGTTCTATTTTCCGAATTTGTTGAACCATATGTTAATGTAAAAAAGAAATTGCTATTTCCGCATATTTCTAATAAATTGTCGACACTTGTTCTAGAATTTGCTTTTTCTATGTAAGTATTATTATTAGACTTTTCAAAAACAACTATAGGAATATTTTTTTGATATTTTTCGTCGTTTGTAGAGAAATCCGCAATCGAATAAAACCCCCTACATATAATACTATCTTTATGTATTGATACCTGATATCCAATAGCACATGGTTGTGTGTGAGAAAATTCAAATATTTTTTCCAAAGAATCGTTGTAAACATGTATCAATCCTTTATTTGAATTTGATGTAGGAGAACCAATAACTAAATTAAGGTCATATATTGCTAATGACGTAAATTCGTCTAAAATAAAGTCATTAGTCATTGACAATAATTTCATATTAGCAATTGAGTCATTTATAGAAAAATAGCATATGCGGCTATTTGCTTTTAAAAAGGCTTTCTTTGTGCCTATTACAAATTTTGCATTTACGTCTTGTTGAAGAAGCTGAAGATAATTAGGCAAGGGTTCATCTATATCCATAAAAGCGCAACTATTATCCAAAACAAACACAGTCTTTCCATCGTGATTGATATCCAAGGAAATCAAATTTTTACAAGAAATATGTAAAGCTCTTTTTTTCTTTACATGCGAAAGATTTGTGTTAATTTCGTATATATTCAATATTGCAGAAGTATTTGATACATCATTATCAAAATAAGCCATAAAATTGTCTCTACATACGATTTTTTCCGGACTTATTGCTTCTATTTTATGATAAACATCTCTTATTTGCCAAAGTGCTGACATTTATATTCTAATATATAAATATATTTTACGTGTATGATTAATCTTTTTATTGTAAACTAATATTATATGAGTAAAAAACTAATAGAACAAACTTATGCACTAAATACGGCATTTAAAGCTAATTATTATGATTCTACATCATCATTTACATACGTATTTCCAGAAAGATTGACGAATGTGGTAGATATAAGAGTTTCAAGTATCGAAATTCCTGTTGATGTATACTTTACTATATCTAGTTATATTGGTAATAATAGTTTCACAATCATTATTTCGGACGCTACAGGCAACTCATTTGAGAAGGAAATATTATTACCGGACGGAAATTATCCAGGAGCGGAGCAGTTAGCTTTTGCTGTTCAACAGTCAATCAACGAGACATTTTATATGGATTATACGGACGCCGATGGCACGTTTACTACCATAAGCGGCGAAGATTTATTTGATGTCAGTCATAATGGTTATTTAATTAAATTTGATTTTACATATAATAACAACCTTGAAAATTATTTCGAGGAGAAGTACACCGGCTCGGACACGTCGGAGATCAATGTGACTATACGTTTTAGTAATTTAGAATACAACCCTACTTCTATAAGAACTTTAGGATATATACTTGGGTTTAGGGAATCAGATTACACGCTCAACACCGCGACCGATGGCGCGACCGCAGAGCCCACCACGGTCGCGGAAAGCGAAACTGCGTGTAATATTGCACCAACAAAATCTTTTTATATCGCACTGGAAGATTACAAAACAAATTATAGAGAAAATATTAAAGTGGGATTTTTTAATCATTATTTAAGAAAAAATATTATAGCACGAGTCCCGTTTACAAAAACCTCAGATCGACACGGGTCATTCATTCTAAATAAATTTACTGATACACCAATGAATGTAAGAAGATATGACGGTCCAACGGATATTCAAAAAATTAAGTTAGAAATATTAGATGATTTTGGAGATGTAGTTAACTTTTTGGGTACAGATTTTGGTTTTCTAATAACAACGACGGTTGAAGTAGGCAACGAAACAGAGAAATAAATATATTATATATCTATAATACAATGGATTACGGATTCAAAATATCGAAAAGCGCAAATATTAAACCAAGTTTGAATAAAATGAAAACATATGGTCTTCCACCGCCACCACAAATAGTTCCACGAGCTATAAAAAAGAGTGTAATTACAATGCGTTCAGCCTCTCGCTCTACTATGAAAATGGTTGTTCCAAGAAATACTGGAAAAGGATGTGGTGCTTGTGGCAGATAAATATTTTAAAGTATATATTTTTATTATATGAACTATCCTAAAAAATATATACCAACAATTCTTTCTTTAAAAGACCGTAAAAAACAAAAAGAGGAGTTAGATGCATCAACAAAAGCATATAAGGAAAAAAGATATTTAACAAGAAAAAAGGTAAAATCTTTTAACAGTAAAGAATCAAAACACATAAAACGCGCCAAAAAATTGTATGGCGTTAAAACCATAAAACCATCGAAGCTTTTATCAAAAAAAACAAAATGTAGTCAAAGTGCTTTAAGAGCCATTGTTAAAAAGGGCCGCGGTGCATATTACAGTTCGGGAAGTAGACCAAACCAAACCGCTCATTCGTGGGCTTATGCTAGATTAGCAAGCGCAATTAGCGGAGGACCCGCATCGAAGGTTGATTATAACATTCTGAAAAAAGGTTGCAAAAAAAAAAGCAAGGCCATTTTTTTAGCAAAAAAAGAAAAAAATAAAAATTGAAAGTAATGAAAAAATATAATAAATAGAAGACACTATTTATTATAATGGATCGCGTGCGTCAATTAGAAAATATTCAACTTGAAGCAAAATCGTTATTTTCACGAAAGAACAAAGACTATGGAGATGCATTTGCTACCTATGGTGCGGTTGGTGTATTGGTTCGAATAGGCGATAAGATGTCCAGATATACAAGCATTAGTAATTCTGGGATTAAACTGGTAGATAATGAAGCGCTGAGAGATACGCTTATTGATTTACACAATTATGCTGCAATGGCAATTATGCTTATCGACGAAGAAGATAGTAAATTCTCAAATGAGGTCATCAATGAAATCAAAGCCGCAAATAAATCCAATGTAGGACACGCATATCTAAAACCGTTTATTGATCGTAATATTCCAATGGTAATATTCAAAATGGCAGAATGTGAGCCAGACGATCTTCGCAGCGCCGGGTTTTCCGCAAAGCAACTTAAAGAAGGAAATTATTCTATTAGAGAAATCAAAGAGGCCGGTTATACAATATTCGAAATGCTTGATGCGGGATGCACTGCCAGTGAAATGCGTCAGCTTAATATTTGTAATTATCAACTCCACACGTGTGGATATACAATAGAGGAATTATACGGAATCAATGCCTCCTCAATCGAAGAAGAAGAATTTGTAAAGACCGTTTATACAAAAAAATATCATGAACTTAGAAAATATTATGATGAAGATGTAACAAAAATGGAAGACGGAGATAGAATTAATGTTAATGAAGATATTAATCGTGCAACGGAATATGCAAATGAGGCCCGGAAAATTTATAAAGAATACATGAAAAACAAAGTTTAACAAATATTTAAAGCAAATATATATGACCAATATTTACTGTAAACGGTAAATCTTGATTAAAATGTTTACAAAAATCTTGTATACTAATTTTTTTTAATTCGGGCGCCAAAGCCATGTCTTGTATTGCTTTACATTGTTCGTCATGATGTAAACTAAATTGTTCGTAAAAATATTCTTCATTAGTCATAGAAATGGTTTTTTTGATGTGATCAAAATTCCATTCTTCGTTGACATCATTTAAAATTCTTTTCCAAAGTGGCGTTTTTGCAGCATAATATAACCAATTGTGTGTTAATATATACCAAATTTTTTCACTATCGTATGACAATGAACGTCGGTTTAATTCAAATAGTCCAATTAAATTTGATACACCATATTCGCGTTTACGGTGTAAAATATTTTCGCCGAATAACTCTTTATAATCTCTTAATTGATCCAAATATACACATTGTTCGTGGCTTAGTTTTTTGAAGAGATTTCTAGTGCAAATATTGGGTTCTTTTGAATCACACAAACAAATAATTGAAAGAATGTATTTCAGATTACTACATTGGAACGGTTTTTCGGAAAATAATTTATAGCCATTTTTTCCATTAAATGAGACGTTTTCTACGTTTTCGTAATAGTCTATAATAACATTATATAGTTCTTCGGTTATAGGTTGTGATTGCAAGGCGGCGCAAATATTTTCGTAATCCTTTTTATTGATACTTTGTATTAGAAAATGATAGTTTGGAGAATATTTTTCAAGAAATCGTGGTTTTCGTCCTTTGTAGTATTTTTTAGCAATAGGAATCGGACTATTTATGCAATTATACATGATGAATACTGTGAACGAATATTTTAATGACGCCATATTTGAAACAAGTTTCATAAGATTTATATAATTTTCTTCGTGTTTCTCCAAATAGTCGTCAAACATTGGATTTTTGAACGAGTAAAAAGTCATGTATATTGTATATAATAACTGAAAGGAGCTGGTTTCATAATTAGTAAAATAATATTCGTTAAACCAAAATAAAGCCTGCTTGCTATCATGTTGCAATAATGATAGCAAACACATATACGCAACTTCATCTTCGATATATAGAAGCCGTGTAAGGGCAAAATTATTTTTCATTGAATATGCATCATCATAAAAATTTTTTTCAATTTTATATTATTGTATAGTATATGGATATTACATGCTTTATTGTGTTATTATCAGCATCAATATGTTGGACAATGTCGCCCGTAATACAGGCAAGAGTTCCCGAATTATATAATGAAGGAAACTATTCGAATGCCGCTACTTATGCATTGGCTGGATTTTTTGTTGGATTATTAGGAACGCTTTTTTTTATAGTATCTACGTCTTTGTGTAATGATTTAACAATGAGTGTTGTTTTCACATACGCATTACCTATTGTTTTTACATTTATATTAGGCGTAGTCTTTAGAGACGAAGAGTTTAATTTTTATAGAATTTTAGGAGTGTTACATGTTTTGCTCGGGTTGTATTTTATTTAATTAACTAAACTAGCCAATCTAGGTAAATTTGCGGCAATATATATTGTTATAAACGATATTTGGGTTAGTAAAACAACATAAGGAAGCATAATTATTTGTTCTAAATGTTCTTTTGCATTTTCATTAAATCTATCTTTTTTACTAGTAAGTTCGTCTATTAAATAATAGGACAAATATGAACCGATGCTCAAAAATACCAATCCCAATGTCATAAACAAAAAATTCAAATATAAATTTTTATCTTTAAATAGACGCGTAAATACTAATATTGAAACTCCTATTGATGTATAAAGTCCCATATTTCTCAAAACAGTATGATAAAACATTATAACTTGATTGTAGTCAACAATTAATGGAGTTTTTTTTTTACCTTCTTTGCCTTTTAATGAAATATTCATATACTATATTCAAGTATAATATTCTTCTACGATTGTTTTTTTTTCTCCGTTTATAATTTGAGTTCTGATTTTTATTCTTTTGTTAGGTTTGAATGTTTGGGTTTGTTCGCTAAAAAATATACCATTTCCAAAATTTCCATTTGAACTAAAAACGAATTTAAATATGTCTTCGTTGAATGGATTGGTCGATACATTTGTTTGCATTGAAGACAAATCTTGTCTATTTTGTTTGTGGTTTAAAATGCGCTGGTATGCATTTGATAGATTTTGAAATTCTTCGGCGTCACCACCTCGGTCCGGATGCATTTTGAGAGCCTTTTTTTTATACGCTTTTTTTATAGTATCCTCGTCGCTGTTGTAAGCAACTCCTAAAAGAGCATAGTCTTTTTGAATTGAAAACATTTTAATATATTCTTATTTTTAATTTAATTCTTATTTTTAATTAACTTTGACTTTTATTATTTATCGAATTATATAATAGCTTATGTATAGCATTTTCAAACAACACTATTTAAATAATATTGAAAAGGCATACGAAACAATTTTAATGATAGAAACGCCAAATATTCCGGACGATTTAAAAAATATTGTTATTCCGATTAGACTTGAAAAAATATCATACCACCGTCCAGACAAAAGCTGCGGATACGCATTTAAAAGCTTTAGCCCCGACCACAAATATTTGCAATATTTTGAACTCCCGCGGCTCGTGGGTTTATTGACCCAATATAATTACACATGTGATTACGAGATGAATAAAATATTAGTTGCAAATATGGACAAGAACTTTGTAATGAGTTTCCATAAAAGTTGAATTAAAAATATTTCTTGATTAGTTATTAAATATGGACGAATCTACTTTTATTGAGAGGTATATAAACAATTTGTCCAGCAAAGAAAAAATAGCTTTGGAAATTGCCAAACAACAACTTGAATCATCGTTTTGTCTAGAACGAAGTTTGGGATTTATCAATTATACGAAAAAGGAAAAAGAAAAGGAAAAGGATACATGCGTTGAAGAAAAGTAATATAATATTTGTATAATTTATATGTCTAAAACAAGAAATTATACCCGTTCAAAAAAATCAGGCAAATCAAAGTCGCAAAAGAAAACATTCGCCAAAAAAATGTTATTAAAAGAATTAAAAAAAACCATCAAACGAACACGCATTAAACGCAAAAAACATCGCAATAAAACTCAAACTACTATTTTTTCCAATATTTTAGGAAAGTCCTTTAAATTAACATTTTAAGTAAAATCTTTTGGATTAAATATGAAACCACAAATGCTAATGTGATTGATAATCCGCCAAAAAATCCACTTCCGGCTATTTCAAAAAACGGATTTAACGTGGGACCAAAAATTTCGAGTTTTTCAATAACTACGTCCATTATGTAACCAACTATAAATGTGGATCCAATCATAACGTAAAATTCGTTTTTTTCATTTAATATATAAATGGAAACGAAGTATGAAATATAAATCGCAATCAAAACCGTAAATGCTGCTAATAATCCGGCATAAATTATTGATTTGTCCGAAAAATATGGTTGCAATGATTTTATTATTTCGCTTTGGTGTAGATTATTGAGCGGTGGCCTAGATAAATCATTCAAGACAATATCTGCGAAAAATCCGAAAATAAAGCTTATGAACACCAATCCGTGTATATTCATTTGTATTATAATATTCATTTATATTATAAAAATATGGACGCTGCTAACGATCACAAAGTAGAAGAGATTATGCTTGGTCACTTTATAGATCTTCTTGAAAAAAAAGACTTTAAAAGAAAATTCTTAAAAACACTCAACGAATCCATCGATGTGCCTATTATTAATGAAAAAACCGAAAAAAAAGTGCTCGAAAGTATTTACAAAATACTAGTAAAAACCTTAAAAGAATTAGAAAACTAGTTAAAGACAGGTCACAACTATATGTATACGATGATGCGGTTTACTTACATTCTATTTATGATTTCTATGGTTAATGGATTTGTTCCTACGTCTAAGCCTCTGGTTAATACCTTTAACTATGTTGGCGATATTGAACCAACAGGATATTTTGACCCACTTGGAATCAGCGAAACACTTGACGAAGATATGCTAAAATATGTGCGCGAAGCCGAACTTCAACATGGTCGGGTTGCTATGTATTCGATGCTTGTTCTTCCATTCCTCGATAGTTTTGATAGTAAGCAACTAGCCATTAACAAACTTGCATCTATGAGTGCAGAAGAACAAGCTCCATATTGGATCGGGGCGGCGTGTTTTGAATGTGCTCGTATGGGAGTAGGATGGGAAAATCCCTTTATTAATAGGAATTCGTTCTTCAAACTAAGCGAAAACTATCAACCGGGGAATGTTCTAAAAATTCCCGAGTTTGCCTACGATGAAACAGACCTAAATCGTGAACTTGCTAATGGCAGACTTGCTATGATCGGATCGCTTGGTTATATTGCACAAGAACTGGTTACTGGCACTTCGCCAATTCATTGATAATTATTTTTATTTATAGCCTTACTTTGTAAGATAACAAATTAATATAAAGCGTATGCACGTATTCAATACATGGTTTGTTATCTAACACAATTAAATTCACATGAACTGGACAAACATATAACATTTGACGAAGAACCACATATTTATACAATTGATGGCGATAGTGACTATATTTCTGTTACGACCTGGGTTCATACTTTTTTCAGGCATTTTGATGCAGATGCAATAATAGACAAAATGATGAAGTCTCGCAATTGGACAAATAGTAAATATTACGGAAAAACAAAGGAAGAAATAAAACAAAGTTGGGATGAAAATTGTCAGCAAGCCTCTAAAAGCGGAACAAGAATGCACTATCTAATTGAAGTTTTCTACAACGAACTTTTACAACAGCTTCCAAATATTCCAACAATAGATTGCGATTCAATTGAAATAGAGTATTTCAAACGATTTTACAATGATCATAGTCATTTAACACCTTATAGAACAGAATGGATGATATACGATAAAGAGTTGAAAATAGCGGGTTCAATAGACATGGTTTACAAAGAAAGCGATGGTTCATTGTCCATATATGACTGGAAACGCAGCAAAGAAATCAAACGCAATACGAATTTCAACGAATATATGCTACATGAAAGTATTAATTACATACCGGATACAAATTATTGGCATTATTGCTTGCAGCTTAATGTTTATAAGGCGTTGTTGGAAAAAAACTACGGAGTAAAAATAAAAGATCTTTATTTGGTTAGGCTTCATCCGGATAATGATAATAAAAGCTACGAAAAAATTCAAGTTGTAGAATTGCAAGAAGAAGTTTCTATTTTGTTTAGTATGCGAATTAATGAATTAAAGAATAGTGACAAATAATACTATTAATGATTTATCCACTAATAATTTGTTCTAGTTTATTTTTTTCCAGTTTTGCGTTGTCTTTTACAATTGTATCTCTTTTTGTAGATCGTATAATATTTCCACAAATGGATAAATATCAAGAGAACAAACTAGTAATTTTTTACAGAAAAAACATTATTGATTACGATAATAGTGAAAACTTCGATTGTTCTAATTGCGATAATGAATATTTTAAAGATTGTATTTATGAAGAAGATACACCTGTTGGTGTTGTAAGAATGTTGTATAATCCAGATACAAAAAATTTTGAATATTATTGTGATCGCTTTATTCCAAACAAAATGTTAGAAGTTGTGTGTCGGGGATTTGTATTGAAATATAAATGTTGTGATCTTATTGTTGATTATTACGACGAAGGGTTAAAACGCATAAAAGTCTTAGACAAGGTTTTACAAGAAAAAGAGAAACAACGATTAGAAAACGAAAAAAAAGAAGAAGAAACATCTGACGTATTTGCATCTTTTAAATCATATAACAAAAAGAAAAATGAAAATACAACATCGGAAAAAGATATTTTAATTAAATCAAACTTTAATAAATTTAAAAATTGTGGAAAATTATGCGACTTTATAAAAACTACTAATACCGAAGAAACAAAAGAAGAAGAAATTGATTGTGCGTTTGATTTTTCTGCTTACAAAAAGAAGTTTTCTTAATTAAAATTTATTTTAGAAACCTAGAACGCAAACAAAGATGAATAAATAGAATAATAATTGTGTATACGATTACATAAATATTGCTTTTTGTCATAATTTGTGAAATGGTAATCTTATCAACATTATTATCCTTCGCTGCAACATATGCGGCCTTCAGGTCATATGCTGGCGTGAGTTGCATATTTGGCGAATTTTTTACATGTTTAGTAAATTTTTGAAACATTTCTCCCAAAAAGGTTTCGTTCCAATTGGCGTGATTAAATACAAGATCGTTTGAATAAATAAGGCAATCTAGTCCAAATAAATCTTCATAACATTTAAGCATTAGTGCGAGGTTGCTTTTGTAACCTTTGACGGTTTCATTGAATTGTTCCATTTTTTTTACAGCAAAGTTGTGATTGAAATCAATATTCGAACAATAGATTTCGGCGCTTTCGATATTTTCATTTGTAGGAATTAGATTATAAATAGATTTTTGGGTTACCGTTTCATAAAAGTTTTTTGTAACCTTGAAGTTCGAACCATTATTTCCAATCAGATGAACAGTAAATGGTGTAGAAGGAGCTCGGCCAATCATAGATTTGAAGGCATTCATCAGAATATTTTGGCTAATGATTTTACCAAAATATTGTGAATTATTGTAGGTATAAAGTGGATACGGTGCGACAACACTCGTATATTTACTTGCGTGTTTGATAAAATATTCGGGTGCTTTTTTGAATCCGTCCTTAGAATTAAAGGTTGTTCCAAGATCTCCTTGGAGAATAAATCGATATGTGTTAGAGTTATTGATATTGTTTACAACATTTTTTACAATATCAAAAACACTATCTTCAATGGGCGCCGTCTGCAAAATGACAAGTTCTTTATTATTATCCAGTTCAATCTTTTCAAAATTATCAAATGTGTAAATATGATTTCTTACTTCAGGAATCATATTTGCAAGACGAAACTTTCTGTCATATGCAGACATAGCGCCGTCTACACAAACATAGGCCACGGTTTTATTGGTATTTGAATGAAGGAAATAAGTAGCGGTTTCGTCGTCGATTTCTTCTCCCCAATCGCCAATCATAATCATCGAATACTTTGATGTGGTCATCATCATTGGTTTTTTGCTATAAAAAAATTTTATTTAGAAATATCTTTTCAATTTTCTTTTATTAACAGTTTGAACATTTAAAAATTATTTTTTCTTTATACACGATAATGTAAAAGCACAACGTTGTAATAATCGTATTCGCATGCTTCTCTATAATGAATGTGGTCTGTTCCATTAAATATCATCAATCCGCCCGCGTCACAGTCGCACGATATACATCTATCTTTGCTTGGCGTAAAGTCAGAACGCCCCTTATTTTTTACTGGTTGTTTTATTTTGTCCAAATAAATAGGCCAATTTGCACCTTCCGGTTTGTCTAGGATAAAAGATACCGTATATTCACAGTCGGGCTGATCTGTGTGAGCAGGCAAATCCGCATCTTTTGTATAACACGCCAAATATGTATATGTGGGTTTAACATTTTTATTGGTTATTTTCCGTATCAACGGTAATATTTCATAGTGTAAAAATCGGGTTATTGTTTCATCGCGAGCTTTGAATCTATTTGATTGTTTGTCGCCCAATACAAATTCATTATTTTTTATTGCAGTTCGTATAAAGTCTTGGAAAATAACAAGTGCTTCTGGCTTTATTACATTATTCAATAATACTGGTGTATATTCATCGAATATATAATCAGCATTTAACATTTTTTCATAAAGAAAGCCGGTGGTTGGGTCGCGGACATCTTTGAGTTTTTCTAGCGTGGACAAAACACTTGGCCAATTAACTTTATTCATAAATGTGAAACTTTTATAGGGTTTTTTGTTTTTTACGGTTTCATATGCGGTAAGCAACGTTTCATTAAAATCTTCGTTTGTTTCGAATTTAGGAGGAGTGTTTTTTACTGGTTCTATGTTTTTTACAAATGTGTTTTTTATTCCCGGGATTGTGTTTCCTTCTGCATTCTTTTCTCGAACATACACGTGAAATATTAATCCCGCGTCGTCTGTGTTATTCTCGATTGCCTTGCGCATTTTAATATTTCTGCTAGTAGTATTTTGTATAGTGTTTTTGTAAATTAACAGGTCTCCTCGTTTTAATTCTATTTCTTTGGTTGTTTCTGGAAATTTTATTTTTATTATTTTAGACAAACACCCAGTTATTGTTATTATTCGTTGCCCTTCTAATCCTCGTGTTTTCATATGTTTTTCGCTATCTGCTTTACTAAAATCATATGCATCAAAATGATTATTATGCTTACTTTGTGCCGGATATCTAACAACGTTGATATTTTCAAAATGTTTTTTATCGATGTTAATTAATTTGCTTATTTTATCGACTACTGATATTATTTCATAATTTTGAATCCAACACGTTTTTCTAGAATCACCTACATCACCTCCTAATTTTTGCTTACATAATCCATCAAAACACATTAATTCGTCTTGGCTTATAAATTCGGATTTTACAGTTTGTTCTTTAGAATCATCCATGTAATTAAATCCTGCTACGTTACTTTCGTTATGAACTATTTTATCGTCACTTTCCACAATAGCCGGCTTTGGATCATATACGATTTCACTTCTTGGTTTTTCGCGAAACCATAGATTAAAAGCCCATTTTTCGCCTTCAATCACAGGCATACCCGCGTGCTCGGACATATATTGCTTTTTATTAGTATTTTTATGAACATTTTCGAAAAACAATAATCGACCTTTTTTCGCCTCTACTTCAATATTCAATCTTGTAAATTTCGTTCCTCCTCCTTTTTCAACATCGTTTAAGTATACTAAGGCTGTAAATAGACGCTGTCCGCCATATTTCATACATCGTATAGCTTTTTCAGAAGCGTCGTGATCCCAAGAATCGTGATGTTGTCTATATTCTTCCGAAACATCGTAATGAATAACTTGGAATTGTTCTGATGTGTTTAATGGAACACCAATAAAATTTGCTATACGTTCCCCCACCGTTTCAGTAAGAATGTCCGTTTTATGGGGCACCCAATAATTACTTCCACTGCGTCCTTTTGATACTATTCCTCGTTTTCCTACTTCATTTGAACTGACGAGGGCTTGTTGTAAATTGGGTTTTGCCAAGTTTATGAAATGTTCGCACTCTTCGTTCGTAATAAAGTTATCAATTGTATATACCAAGGGATCATCGTTTAATATTGTCTTATTTTTTATTTCTTCTATAACAATAGTATTTTCGTCTAAAATATCCATATGTATAATATTTAATAGTATGATTTTAAATGATTATTTAAAATTGAAATAACCAATTAAATATTATTTGTTAAATATTATTTAGTAATGGCGGAAAACGAAATAGAGTTGGAAATAAGTAACGAGGTTTTTTCAGAATTGAAGAAACACGATAGTTTCAATAATATGGAAAAATACTCCCAAACAAAAATTACAGAGCATATAAAAAACACTTTTAAAAAAGCAAAAAACGGACTTTGGTATATTCCGCACGATGAATTAGAAATTCGCCATCCTAATTTTGCAGGAGGGGCTTTTTCTACAATACATAATTGCAATTGGAGAGGTTCTAATGTAGTTGTGAAAAAACCAATTAATAAGAACATTAACAACCTATTAGAATTTGTAAGAGAAATAGAAGTATGTAGCACTCTTCGTCATCCAAATTTAGTTCAGTTTTTGGGAATATCTTTTAATGATGGCGAATTAATGATTATTTTAGAAAAAATAACAGGTGAAAATTTAGAAACATTTATAAATAGAAAACAATCATTTATAAGTTTGACTGTAAAGAAACATATTATTAGTCAGCTAGTGACAACATTTAAATTCCTACATAATTGTAATCCGCCAATTATTTATAGGGATCTTAAACCCGAAAATGTTTTAATTGATAAAACAAATAATATTAAATTAACAGATTTTGGATTAAGTAAATATTTTCAATCAAATAACAATGAAGCGTATATGCTTTCGGGCGGAACAGGCACAGTAAGATATATGGCTCCAGAAGTTTATAATAACGAAAAATATGATCTAACCGTGGATGTTTACAGTTTGGGGTTGATTATATATTATTTGTATACAAATGAAAAACCGTTTAGAGATTATTCGATCGAAACAATAAAAACTTATTTTTCAACACCGGATTTAATTTTATCTACAGAAAAAATCCGCTCAAAAGATATTAAAAGTATTATTAATAAATGTATCGATAAACAAGCCACGCGACGATATTCGAGTGATAAATTATTTAATGCCTGGCAACAATATTTAAAAGTTAATGAAAACGGCATGAAGTGTATTGTATTTTGATTGAATTTTATAATATTGTGAATTTATATATTATGATTGAATTGATTGCACCATTAATTTTAGCACTTTTGATTTTGGTTATTTTTTATGTTTTTGATCTTAAATTATCTATCGAAAACGATAAAGTCGATGATGATGATGATGAAACAGAAACTCCTTCGGGCGAAACAATGGATGCATCCAATAATATTCATGATCATGATTATGCGGAAGGTTCTCATTCACACGACGAATACGTGACAGGTTCTCATTCACACGACGAATACGCGACAACTAATGATAATGATTCGACGAATAATGCTTTGGAAAACTTAATTTTTAATTTCCAAAGAAGAAGCTACACAAAAGTCAATATCAGCGATGCCAGCAACGGTGATTATTGTGTTCAAAAGAGTAGCAGTTCTTTTGATTGTAGTGGAATCGATGGCACATATGGCGCGCAAGATTGTCTTTATTTGGGTGTAAATGAATGCAATGGATTATCTACTTGTTCGGCATTCTACGTTAACGACGCTTCAACGAATGTTCAGCTTTGTGAGGGAAATCTTTGGGGATACGACTCGAACGCGGCAAACACCGACACGCCGTGGGGCGGAGAAGATATTAGCGGCTCTCGAACTGATGATTTGGTCCTTGACACAGCTTTAGATGATGCAAGTGGGCAGACGTTTGATAATACTGGCTTAACATACTCTTACATATCTAACTACAGTGTAATATAATACCTATCTTATTTAAATATATAATATTAGATTATTTAGATTATGGACATTGTAATTAACAATAAAAAAGTAGTCACTTTTTATCAGGAACATCCACATTTTGATATACAAGAAATGAATGTTTTTCTAGTGGATTTCTTAAGAAATTTGATGACCCAACTTCCGGATCAAACACTAGACACTAATTCAATAACAAATTTACTGCAAAATATAAATAAAAAATGTAATAATTTAGAGTCTTCAGTAAAACATGTGGAGAAACAGTTTGACAACATTCAAAAAAACATTGTAGATTCTATAAGCTTACAAATTTTATCCAGTAAAGATCAATGTTTAAAAGATTTCGAAAACCTCATTTCCAGTAAAAATAGCGAAGAACACGAAAAACACCAACAATTGGCTAATCAAAATTTAGACAAATTACTTGATAAGTTACGATTATATTTTACCGATAATTTTGTAGAAGCCTTTGATAAAGAATTCAAGCAATTTTCAAAAGAAATTCATGACGAATTTTCTAATGCAACAAATAGTGGATCTTCTGTAAAACTATTTGAAAACAGTGTCAACACAAAATACGAAACCCTTTACAATTTTATTTTGCAAAATAATCATGAATTTAGACAACAATTAACACAAATGGATTATCGGGACGATATTTCAAATATAAAAACATATTTTGAAAGACAAAAAAACTCTTCAAATAAAGGCGCGGACGGCGAAAATAAATTGGAGCAAATATTAAATCAAATATTCCCTTGTGCTCAAATAGAAAACACTACGGGAAAAAGTAAATCTGGCGATTTTATTGTTACTAGAAATGAACAGGCCACAATAATGTTTGAAAATAAAGATTATTCAAATAATGTCCCAGTTGTAGAAGTGGATAAATTTATTCGAGATATTGAAAATTTGAATTGCCATGGGGTTTTTTTATCACAAAACAGTGGTATTTGTAAAAAAGAGGACTTTCATATAGACATTCACAATAACAATGTAATGGTATTTCTTCATAATGTAAAGTATAACAGTGATAAAATAAATTTAGCCGTTTCCATGTTAGACCATTTGATTTCAAAATTGGAGCAATTACATATAAAGGGGGATTGTGTTTCCGAAGAAACCCTTAGTGCAATAAATAAGGAATTTACTACGTTTATACAACAAAAAACCGTTTTATTTGATATGTTGCGGAAATTTAATAAAGATATTGTAAAACAAATTTCTGATATTGATTTTCCAGAATTGAGTCTATTATTGTCTAGTAAATTTGCAAATAACGATACCTCTCCATTTACATGTCCGGGTTGCGATAAAATTTTTAAAAACACGCGGGCAGTGGCTGCTCATAAAAAAAAATGTGAAAAATGTTAATATATATTTTTTTATTAATTAAAAATATATATTTTTTTGTTTCTAGTTCATGCACATAGAATGTAGGAGACGGTTTGTAAAATAATTCATACTGTATAACGATAAACCAACAATTCCGCCTATAATTTGTTCAATAGAAACCTTTTTGCTTGTTAAAGAACCTAACAATGTAATTGTCAATAAACATAATAAAACAAAATCAATTACCATAAATACGTAGAAAATCATACAATAATCTTTATTGAGGGGACCAAATAAAAAATCGTGAATATCTTCCATTTTATATATAGCTTAAGATTTTTTTTTAGTGCCGCCGAAATATTCATAGCCAAAACCGCCTTTAATCATTTCTCCGTTAACATATAGCTTTTTATCTTTTGTATAAACCTTTGCTAAAATCCTACCATATTTATCAAATTCGCCAAATTCTACAAAAACGAATTTTTCGTTGCAGTTTGATAATTCGATAAATTTTTGTTTTGCGATTTTGGCATTTTCAATAACATTGTCTCTATTTGGTGTTTTTAATAAAGGTTTCATTTCTGGACTGTCATATCCAAAAACATCTAATTTATATTTAATAATTTCATTTCGGTATTGGAATACTCCTGTGAATGTATCCCCGTCATATACATCTACAATTTTAACAACACTAGAAAATCCATTGTAGGAAAAAAGTTTAATATTATCATTTGTAAATTCATCAATTTTATTTTTCTTAAAACATTGAAAAAAATTTGAACACTTCATTTATTATATCTTATTTACTTACTTTTAATTTGTTTTGCCTTTTTTCTAGAGCCTCTTTTTTTAGAGCCTCTTTTTTTTCTTTTTTTTTTAATTCCTGCCGTTACGCGTTTTCTTTTTGTTTTTCTTGAATGATGTCTAAATCCTCCCTTTTTTCCTTCTTCTTCTTCTTTTTTTTCTTCTTCTTTTTTTTCTTTTTCTTCTTCGGGTGGTGGCGATTCATCTTCTTCTTCGACTTTTGGGTCTACTTCTTCTTCTTCTGGTTCGGCTTTTGGAACTACTTCTTCTTCTGCTTTGGCTTGGGGCTCTTGTTCTGCTTCGGCTTGTGGCGATTCATCTTCTTGTGTAGATATATTTTTATTCGATAACTCATTAACTATAGAATTAATTTTAGTTAAATCCGATGTTAAATCGGCTACCTTCTTCTCTGTTCCTGATATTAATTCTGTGATGATGTATGTGAGTCCTTTTTTATCATCATTTTCTATTTGTTTTATTATGTCTTTTAACAAATCGATATATTGTGTAGATTGTGCATATTTTTCTGTTTTATCTTTTTTACTTGGTTCAGATTCTTCTTGTGATTTTTCTGTATCGTTAAATATCTGAGTTACCGCTTCCATTATATATAAAGTAATATTATAATTTTGTATTCTATATATATATGAGTGGAATACATAAACGTATCAGTAAAATTATAGATGATACTAAACTTACAGATAGACAAAAGGCCGGATTAAATATAAATGAAAATAGCAATTTTGTTGTCACAACATATTGGTGGGGGCGGGGAAAAGACAATAATAATACGGCTCGTCCATGTGTATCATTTTATGAAGAACATATTAAAAAAGTAATTACATCTTGTTTGAATAGTTTAGGTAAATTACCCCCCGATAAAACCGGTAAAGATTATTTTCAAGGCTTATTTGACTTGAAAGATATTGAATTTACTAAGCCGTTTTTTTCAATTATCAATAGAATGATGAACGTGTATATGAATGAAATCTGTGATTATATGAAAATAGGTAGTAAAGATTTCTATAATAACAAACTATCTGTATTAGATAGATACAAACAACTTCAAAGAAGTCATCCAGAAATGTTAAAAAATAAAGACCTCAAAACTATTTTAAATAAAACGATAAATATTTTAAAACGTGGTGTTGTAAAAAATCAGCAAAACTTATATAAGTTGCTTGAAAATTCTAAAAAAAAGGAAAACGATAAATTGGAATTCGATTTATTAATTGCTGAAAACAGAATGCAAATTAAACCAGAAAAGGCTATAATAAACGAACTCGAGACAAAACTAAAAATAATAAAAGGAGACCCAGTTTTATTTGACTGTTTAAAAAAAGAATATGGTTCTGACCCAGTAAATTACATTAATAATCAAATTAATGATGTAAAAAAAAGAATTAAAACTATAAAAGATAGATCGTTACCATACTTAGAAAAGGCCAAATACGCAACACAACAAAAGAACGAAATCAATAAAGAGATAATGGAGGCTTTTAGAGAAAAAGTCGCCGGTAAATCCCTTTTAGATGAATTGATTGACGTTTATAGATACCTGGAACCAATTAAATTAGAAGCTATGATTGATAACTGGGAAGAACAATGTAGAAAAAATGGTTGTAATTACTTGGCAATCGAATATAATGAATTTTCAATAGATAAGGCAACCGGATATCAAATGGCTATTAACGCCAAACCTAAATTTATCAAAAAAATGTTGGAATTATGCGAAGGGAAAAATGTTGTATATATTGATGGCGATATGACAATAAGGCAATATCCTGGATTATTTGATATGACAAATATAGATTTTATGGCAAGAGGGTGGTATATAGACCCCAGATCGAGTTATAAATTGGACGAGAGTATTATGTTCGATCCATATTCATTTGAAACATCGGGCGGAATTATGTTCTTTTCTACATCGGCACATGCAAAAAAATTATTGAAACTTTGGATTGAGGTAGCGGAAATGAGTTCAAATGACGGAAAAGCGGATGATCGTGTTTTGTCGCTTGTTTTTAATACTCAATGTGTTCTTACGTGGATAAAAATGATACAATTGCCAGTAGAATATTTGTGGTTAACACTGGATTATGACGAGCGCATGATGGATTTGGTATACGATTACAATAAAAACGAAATGGAGTCGTCTATTATGGTCGATCATCCCGAATGTTTGACTAGCGAAGATACTGCTACCGGTGCTGGCGCGGCTTCTGATAGACAACCCAAATTATCGGTATTTTTAGAAGACTTATCTCCGTGTGATGAAGTTATACACGAACATATTTTATTCAAAGATATACCCGACTTTACAAATAACAAAGCCCAACAACAATTGATTGATTATTTTAATGAGTTGGAACGGGAAAATCCATCCACAACCAAACCACAATCCGCATTAGCTAGTGCGGATATTTATAATTATTTTTTAGAATATGTTTATCCCACAGAAAAACATTCGACAAATACAAAATATTTTCCATATTTCTATTGGTATTTTCATTTTATGGGTGATGTGCATTATTTAAATGATGGCAATCAAGAATTAATAGATATTGGTTATGTAATTGAAGACGGAGAACGCGAAGACAATGTGCAACCACTTTCAATTGTTTCTTACAAAGAGCGATTTGGAAATAATAAACATCCGGCAGGTGACGGACTTTCAGTAAACGAATTGGTAGACACAAATATTAAAAATGCACTTTCTATAAATTTGGATGATTTATATGAAAGTGACAATAAAATGCCATATTATTTAGAAGAGGTAGAAGAAGAAGTAAAAGATGACGATACGCTTTTTAGAAAAAAAATTATTATTAATTTGAAAAAAGGTTCATTTGATTCTCCAATAAATATTCTTGAAAGCAGAGAATTGATAAAAATTATATTAAGACTTTTACTTGATAATAAATGTGTAATTATTAATCCAAAACAAGCATCAAATTCTTTCGACCAAATGCTTTACAATTCTTTTATGTCGACCATCGACGAGAAATATGGGGAAGTAGATTTTGTTTTTTGTCCAATATACAAAAGTTGGCAATTTAGACGTGCTGATTTTTTCAAACCAAAAATATCATTTGACCAATTAATTTTCATACGCCCGGAAAGCAGACTTATTGATTTTATTTCCATGTGTTCATCATTAGATTATTTGTCTAATTTATTAGTAAAAGGGTTTTATGAGTTCTTTTCTCTTACGAGAGTTGCATTTATTCATTTACCTAAAACATCGCGTCAAATTGCCGGCGCAAATGTTTACAACACCGAATTAGAAGTGAATTCACAAAAGAAACTCGATAAAATGATTGTTGACTATAATAATAGTTACATGAAATCGTTTGTTAAAAAAAAACAATTTAAACTAAAAGCTAGAAAAGTTAAAGCAAAAGCAAAAGCAAAAGCATCCAAACGCGTAAGATTAAGAATTCATTCAAAATAGATTCCATTTTCTTTTACTTCGTTGCATTGTTACTGCGCCCAATTTATTTTGATCATGTATATAAGTGGTTTTTTTGTCTTCAGGATATTTAGTATCGAATTTGTAAATGTCGTATACGTCATTTGCTGAGTCATAATTCCAAATAATATTTTTTAAATCTGAAACCCCATCTACTATTCCATAATGAACTCTATATAATTCTTTATGATTTACTACTTTTATAAAATCGTCTTTAAAATGAATGACGTTTTTACAACTTTTTATATCTACAAACTCACTTCTGTCTATAGTAATATTATTTTTTAATGCTCTCTTTTGTAAAGTATTGTCTTCTATTCCATACGACCAAACACTTGGAAAGCCATTGACTTTTTCAAAATCTTTACCTGTTATGGAAACAATTCCGCCAAGTGCAAAGTTAAATCCAAAAAAATGCTTTATCTTATTTTCATGCGTTTTGTAATTAAACATATTTTTATACTTAGGCATCGTATCTACATCATTAAAAACTAATGTAATGTCCTTGTATTCCTTTGGATAAAGATGTCTTACAAGTGTAAAGCCAATATTTTTTATTGCGCCACAATTGAATGTTTCCTTGTTTTTTTGATGCACTACAATAATTTTATAATCGTCTTTAGAATAATCTTCCATTATGTATTTAATGTGTTCTCTAAAAAATTTTAATTGTGTTTCTCTATTTCTGTATGGTATTATAAATACAATACTAACCATATATATACTATAAAACTATATAAACTTATTATCTATCTTGATATTATAGATGTATTTTTCCAAACTAATTATTACATTTCTTCCATTAGTAAGTGGTTTTTTTAATTACAATGGTGCTAATATGCCCAAAGAATTTCCATTTAATAGTATCGAAATGGCGCCTTATCATCCAAAAATACACGGATATTCAAATATTGGTCTTATGGGAGATATTCATGCCCAGGGCGTTCCCTTTGCGACGAAAGTAATTGATACGTTAGCATATAGTGGAAGAAATATTAGGAAAGAAATTGCTGTAAGATTATTTAAACAAAGCGACAGTAATGCAGAAGTTATTGACATTGGCAGTTCTACTGGTATGTTTACAAAGTGCTTATGGGATGCGGGATTTAAAAATTTGTCCGCATTTGATGCTTCCCCGGAAATGTTAAAATATGCAAAAAAAAGATTGCCAAAAGAAATCAATTTATATTTAGGAAATGCGGGGCTTGCTGTTCCTGAGGCAGATATATATGTTTGTGGATTTGTTATGCACGAATTACCTTCCATCGCAAGAAAGGCAATTATTTCCAATATTTATGAAAAAGTAAGACCTGGTGGACAACTATTGGTTGTAGACATTCACCAAACCTATATTCCCAAAGAGGTTATGTTACAAGGAGAGCCGTTTTGTTTGGATTATATTGAAAATTTCGACAAAGAATTGAGAGCATCTGATTTTACTGTAAAATCTAAAACATGGATTGAAAATCATGTTCAAACGTGGTGGTGCCAAAAAGTTTAAAATTTAAGTTTTATTATTTTTATTTTTATTTTTATTAAAAACGCTCTGGATGTAGAGACCAAGGTGCTTTTCCATATGCGGTTTTTCTACACTTTTCGCGTTTTTTATTTTTTTTCCAGGATTTGAGTGCGTTTAATTTGGAAAGTTTTTCGCGAAGTCTCTCAATTTCACATTGTTCGCATGGACAAGTTGTTCCGCGCGCCTGTGTTTTGTCGTTACATCGGTTGAAAATAAAGTAAATAATGTCGTGTTCGTCCCAGTTAGAGTAAAAATTTGCGGGGGTTTTTTTCAAATAACAAAATTCCCTGTAATAATAGTTCAATTGATTAAAAACCGCCCTTTGTTTTTGCGTTACCAATGGATCTTTATAACTTAAAATATACTCAATTAATACCTCTGGTATCATATTAAAAAATATAAATTAAATATGATATTTTCAATTTTAGATTTCGTATTGATTAAACTCTTTCATAAATTTTGTATAAAAACTGTCGCGAGAGTCATTTGCATAAAGTAAGATGCTCAATACTTGTTTACTACCCAACAATATACACCTCTCTTGTGCACGGGATATTGCGGTGTAAAATAACTTCTTATTTGTTTCTCCTTTCCACATGCTATGACTATTTGATAAAATTATTACGCAGACTCTTTCCTGAGAACCTTGAAATTTATGAACACTTGCGCCATAAAACAAACCAAAGTCGTCCTTTAAGTCTCCGGTGGTTATGGTTCGTTTTTGTCCATCGTCCTCATATTGAATAGTAAGCTCGTCCTTTTTACCCGACCCGTGCACAAAAACCGATTTATTCATTCCAATAATTTTAGCCACGTCTCCATTTACACGTGGGGGTTTCAAATTATAATCATTTTCGGTTTGTATAATAGTATCGCCTTCGCAAAAACGTGTTTCAAAATGTTTAAATATTACAGGACTCTTGGGATTTACTATATTTTGCATTAGTTTGTTACATTGTTCAGTTCCACCATCAAACATGTGTTGAGGAGTAATTACTTTAAATTCTCCATATTTTTCGTATATTTCGGCGAATTCATTTTTTAGTGCTTTGTCTGAAAGATCTTTCATTTCTTTGAATGAAATTTCCTCGTTTTGAAAATCATCAAGCGTAAGTTGTCCATTCATATAATTTTTAATATTATTGCACAATACCGGTTTATCGGTTCTTTTGATTTCGTCCAAATATGTTGTAGAAAAGTCTATTTCTGACTTTAGTAGGCAGTCAAACGGTCGTCCTACTTGAATTGGCGGCAATTGATTGTTATCACCAACCAATACTAGTTTTGATCCATGATCAACGAATATATCCAACAACTTGTTAAACAAGTCAAATGAAACCATCGAAGATTCATCTATAACAAAAATTCCAAACGGATTCTTGTACGTATTGTCCATTTTTTTGAATAAATCCTCCATTTCGGTCATATTATCCGGTTCTTTATTTTGATATTTGCTCTTACGTCGAAAATCCATCCATTCTGGATAAATTACATATAAAAATCGATGGATTGTTCCCGCCAAAACATCGTCACATTTATTACATTTTATTTTTAGATCTTTTACTGCCTTCCCAGTTGGAGCCAATAGCCATACATATTCGTCTTCTTTGTTGTAATAATCGACGATTTCTTTGATTATTGTAGATTTTCCGGTTCCTGGAAATCCGGATATTAACGAAAATTTATAATGAATAGCCTTATAAATCGCCTCCTTTTGATTTCGAGTTAAGGTTAATATTGGATCAATCGTTTTGTTTTTTTCATAGCTTTCAAAGTTATATGAATTAGATTCTTCTTCATAAAAAGTTTCAATGATTCTATCGCCGGTATTTTTTTCCAGTTCTATAAAATTTTGCATACTGTAATAAATAACACCATTGTTGTTGACTTTCGCAAAATATGATTGAATATCTTCAATTGTAATATGATATTTTTTCCAGTCGAACTCTTTCAAATCGCGATCTATTCGATATTTTTGCACATAATATTGTCCTGCTTTTTTTATAAAATAATAGTATATCCAACCTACGATTATTGCATTACGTATATTTGGAAATTTTTCGTATAAGTTTTGGTAATTTCCATATTTTTGAGCCAATTCGTCTACTATTTGCATTGTTTGTGTAAAGGTTAATAGCTGTTTTGATTCATTCAAAAAGTTGAATGGATTTAGTAGTATTTCTGAAAAATGGCAATCGTTATTATTGTCATATTTGCTGTCTTGTAGAATCTTGGTTAGTGTTTTTAATGAAATTTTTTTTTTGAGAATATTCTCTACCATATTATTAAATTCTTCCTTGGTTTCACAATATTTTTTTATTTTATTCTTTTTATTATCAAATTTGGATATTACCCAAAAAACTTGCTTTGGATTATGCGCCTTTTCATATAAATCTTCTATTTTTTTGTCTTTGAATTTATAATCCTTTTTACTAGGATCTAATTCTATTGTTTTAGTATTCATACAACAATATAGTTATTGAGTTCTTTTTAATCAATTTTACTTGATTAACTATAATATATAAAATGAATTATAAAATATATGAAAATGTATTAACTGAAGAAACAATAAACCATATATTATCCAGTGTCGATGAAAAACAATATCATAATGGTCGTGTTGGTGCGGGGAAACGGGTGAATTTGAAACAAAAGAATCGTAAAGATCTATTTATTAATGATGTTACACTACTTTCGTATATAGACAATATTGTATATTCCAGTTTATATGAAGATATAAAGGAGAATTTTTGTGATATAAAATTCCGCGAAAAATGGAAGTTGGGAAAATACTTAGGAGAAGAAAATGCTTTTTATAATATGCATCGCGATAATAGTGATGAAACAGCGTATAGATGCACATCAATGATCATTGCACTTTCAAATCCAGATGAATATACTGGTGGCGAGTTTTGTTTTGATAAGTTGAATATTGAAATGAAACTGAATAAAGGAAGTGCACTTGTATTTGATTCTTCTATGTATCATCATGTAAATACTATAACTGCGGGAAAGCGAATGGTTCTTGTATCTTTTTTCTTTAACGACGAAGGAAGAAAGATTAAAAAGAATTTTATTCCTAGCGAAACGTTCACCCACTATAAACCCCATCTAAAATCCATTAAAATAGATTACAGTGATTTAGATGCTGCAAATAAAATACCGATTAAAACTCATGTGGCAAATCGGCGATTTGGTGATGTCGATTATTCGGATAAGGGGTGTGAACACACATGGACTGATTCCAGTGATTACTGGTTAGAGGAAAATAACTCTGATATACTTTTTGTCACCTTTGCTGGTATGGGATGGAAGGATTCCATACCTACATTTATTTTCCATAATTTTCTGAAGTCATACACAAATATTGATAAACTTTTCTTGCGAGACATTAATTGTAGATATTATTTGACCGGATTAAAGCATACGACAAATTCTTTAGAAGACACGGTTCAATTAATCAAAAATATAATCTTGAAAAAAAATTACAAAAAAGTAATTGCATTGGGGTGTTCTGCCGGAGGATTTGCTGCTATTTTATATGGCGAATTAATTAAATTTGACAAGGTGCTCGCTTTTTCGCCCCAAACAGTATTGAACCACAAGAAAGATACTATGATCGGAGATAAATATAATGCTCCAAAAACCTGTCAATGGTTGACAAATAGACAAAACGCCCAAAGTGATCTTTATAAAAAATCACTTGATTTGAATAATTTCCGCCCTTTCCGTAGTAATATTGATATTCACTATTCAGTAAACGCAAATATTGGGATTGATAAACTTCATGCATTATATTTAGAAGATGGTGACAAATGTAGGGTATTTGAGTATCCTGGAAATGATCACATGGTTGCATTAACCTTACGCAATAATGGTAAATTAAAAGAATTGATTGATAGAGAGCTTGTCAGCGATGAAGTGGTTCTGGAAGATGTAGTTGTCATGGAAGACGAAGTTGTTATAGAAGAAGGTGTTTCTGAGAATTGATTTCTAGTATTTTAAGTTATATAAATTGAATTTTTATATAATCTTATCAATATGAATAAAAAACCTACTACACTCAATGAAGTTTTTGAACAAAGAGAGAAAATGAACATGGATGGATTTTCTCAAGAAATACCCGAACAAGTGGAGTTCTTAGTAAATTGTGCAAAGTCTGCAAATGTGAAAAATATAATGGAAATAGGATTTAATGCCGGGCATTCTTCGGAGTTGTTTCTCAAGACAAATCCTGATGTAAAGGTGACAAGTTTCGATATTTGTGGATATAATTGTGTGCGTGTAGGTAAAGCCTTTATAGATGAAATGTTTCCAAACAGACACACATTAATTAAAGGCAATAGTTTGGAAACAGTGCCACAACATGAACCGGAAGACAATGTTAAATACGACATTATATTTATAGATGGTGGTCATCACTATCCTATTGCAAAAGGAGATTTGATTAATTGCAGACGTTTAGCACATAAGGATACAATTGTTATTTTAGACGATACAGTAAAAGATGAGAAGTTGATTTGCCATTGGAACAAGGGACCAAATCAAGCATGGTCAGAAGCAATAGAGTGGAATGTGGTTGTTCAAGACGGTTACAGTGATTTTGGTCGTGGTCGCGGACAAAGTTGGGGTAGATATCTTATTTAAAATTCAAAATAAAATTGAAAATTAAATGGGTAGGTTAAAAAAATAAAAATGGCGGTTCGTTATCACGTGCTAGAGGCTCGTGACAATATTCGACAAAAAGTATTATTTATTGTATTTGCGATTTTTGTTATTTTTATGGCGAATACGTTTGTAGTTTTGTGTATTAAGCGTAAATATGGAGAATATAATGGCCCCTTTTTCCAAGGTGTATGCGAACCTTGGTGGGAAGATAATAGCGACCCCTATATACATGATTCTGGTCCAAATATTTACGCCATGTGTGGACCCAAAAAAATGGTTTATAATTATGTTAACGAAACCTATGTTTTCTCGGGTTATATTCAATATTGTTCGATTGCTAATTACCCAACACCTTCTCCAAATGTATACAGCTATGAATTTATAAATTAAATGATAAACATATATATATGTCACATAACTTTGAATGTCCATATGAAGAAGCCAAAAAGGAATGGAAAAGGCTTGTGGATAAAGATGCTAAACCGTGTCCCGACGATTTTCCTGAAAAATTAAAACCGCTTTGGAAAGGATTTCTTGAATATAGTTCGTCGCCATTAAAGGTCGGATACCAGCATTTAAATAAAATTAATAAAATTAATAAAATTAAGAATGTGCCAAACGTCTAACATCTGTCATATTGCGTATATTCGGTTCAATTCGTATTTCTTTTACCTTTTTGTTTTTGAAGACTTGATGCATTATATGCGGAAAACAACTCATATTTCCTATGTGATAATCACAATTGGCTAAGTATTTGAGTGTATTATAGTTAGCCTCTTTGCTATTTCCCAATACCTTATCGCGTAATATAACAGTGACGCCATTATTGACGAATACTTTATTACATTCGTATTCGTCATAGTCAAATACTACACTTTTATATTTTTTCATTTCGTCAGTTAGTTTATTCATGTTGTAATGATCCGATAAAATCACTACATCAACGTCAAAAATTTTGTGACGCTTCAACTCTTCTGTAAGTTTTGCAAGTAGAGAATTAAATGTATTCATAGTTCTCGGATTTGGACGGTCAGAAAATAATTGATTCACGTAATCGTCTCGCCTAAAGTGCATAATTGCCAATTTATTTTTGGAAAATGGAATATAATCCCACTCAGGCTGTGAATAGGGGACCTCTATTTCTTTTATTATTTTTTGGTCGTTTGTCCAATTAAACAATTTTGTTACTATTGGTCGTTTTTGATAATTTATTATATATGAACCAGCATTAACATACATAATTTTATTTCTGGGATAATCGTTGAAAAAGTTCCTATCATATAAAAGCAACTCAACCAGTGTCTGAAACTGAATGTTAATAAGATCGTCTTTTTTTAGATTGTCGTCTTTTTCAATAAACGCGAACCCCGGAAAATCATACATGGTTAAATATTTACCAGATCCATGACTTGAATTATTGTAAGAGTATGTTTCGTTGTTTATTGGTTTGAATTCTGTATTTGCAAAATTCAAGAGCTTATACAATCTTTCGAATCTTTGAATGAAATCGCCCAATCCTATTGTCGCCATTGTTAAATATTTTATAGGCGAACTGGTTATAGACGTTGATTCGGTATTGACGCTTTTGGGTGCTTTATGATTATTTATATTATTTATATTATTAGTCGTCAGACCTTTTTTAAGATATTCGTCAATTTCGTCTTCGTTTAGTAAAACATAGTTGAATGGAATAACATTTTTCAACATTTCCTCGTAGTTTTCCATTGTTTTCATTATTTTGTCGCCATTTTTTTTATGATAGTCTGCAAATATTGACCTTAATTGTTGATTGTTGTGACCATGTTCCTTGAATGTTTGATAATATAAATCATTGCCGAAAACTTCTTTTAAATAGGCGTGATTGTGAAAATTGTAAATTATAAAGTTTTCCAAATTTACTTCCACATTTTTCATATTTGGTTTGACTATTATTCCCAAAACCTTCTTATTGTTGGGTATTTCTTTAGATACCATATAACATTCTTTATTCATTATTCGAAAGAAAAGGTTTTCTGACACCAAACCACATATTTCTGGAGTGTAATAAGAGGTTATATGAAATGATGTAGTGTCTTTTATATTTTTGAATTTGTTGAATATAAGTTTATCTAATGTAAATACATACAAATCCATTATATTTTCGCAATAAGTATATGTTTACACAACATTTATATTTCCAGTTTTTTCCACGCTTGCAACGGCTTTCTGAACATTCGCTCATTTCTATATACTATTCCCTCTGATAGCAATCCGGCGGTCCACGCAAACTCGCTTATACTGCACACCATTATGGGTGCTTTGACCAAACTCAAATGTGCGATTCTCCAGTCTCCTTCTAAACAAAAGTCCAAATTATTGTCGTTTAAATCCAATATTTCTTGAAAGTCTTGCTTTTTCCCTTGTGAAAATATGACAATCTTCTTATTGGAATCATATGTTTTCCTCAAAAAGTTTATTACCTTTAAATAAAAATGGTTATCATCATAACGTTGTTTCCAATGTCGATACGGTGTTCCATCATTATTTTTCTTACCCCAAGCATCTATACATCCAACATCTCCGCGGCGAATGTGAATAGCAATGTCGCATTCTACTGGCTCTGGCTTCCACGTTGAATAATAGTGTTCGCGTATTTCTTTGATTACTTTTTCATTGAAGTAATTGTCTACATTATTTCCCTGTGCTTTATCACAATGTCGACTATATCTTATTTCTGGTTCACGTGAAATATCGTCGTCTTTATCCGATTTTAAACCACAAAAATCTGATGCTATTTCCGAATGCTTATCACCTTTAAATCTAGTGAATCTATATATACAATCATTGTACCTGGCTAAAGCAAAAGCAGACATTTGAGCAGAATATTGCGAACCAAAACGATCGTTCTTTCCAGATACCATTAATATTAATTTATTCGAATGTGTTATTTTATCACCAAACCACGCTTCACCGTCTACGAAGGTTGGTCTTTTCATTTCTTTTATATAAATTATAATACGAGTATTAAATTTTGAGTCCTTCCTATTGGTTCAAATATAAATTTAAAAATAAAAGATAGTTTATATTTGAAATTATGCGTATTCGTTATTATTGGATTAATTTAGACTCTGCAAAATCACGATACAACAACATGATTAGTGAATTCGAAAAAAATGGAATAACTAATCATACCAGGATCTCTGCTTACCCTAGTATTGGTGAAACTAAAAGACTTAAAGAAAACGCTTGTTGCCGATCTCATTTACAAGCCGTAATGCATTTTTTGCTTAATTCAAACGATCCGTATGCCTTAATATGCGAAGACGACCTCACATTCGAATTAAAACAATATTGGAAAAAAAGCGTCGAAGAGGTAGTTAATGAAGCACCTAGCGATTGGGGAATCATTCAACTAGCCACTATTCTCCAGCGTATTGAAGAGAAAACCGGAAAATTGGATACGTATTTCAAATGGAGTGACCAACGTTCATCGTCCTGTTTGGCTTGGGTTATTCATCGTAAATGTGCCGTGGATTTACTAAATACATATTTAAGTCACAAAAACATTTACGAATTTGCAACACCAGATTGTTGGAGTAGTGGGGTTTATATTCGCGTAGACAAGAATACTAAATACACCAGCTACACATACAAATATCCTATGTTTATCTATCCTGATGACAATGATTCGCAACTCGATAATAGTTTGTCGTTGCACGTAGCTTGTAAGAGAGAAGTTATTCAGTTTTTGAAAAAATCATTGGTAAAACAAATACCAACTCCAGTTCTGACTCAACAAGCAGAACACAATATTAACTCAAAAATATTAACCTCGATTCCACCAAAAAGTGGATTTGGTGCAAATTATCTTTGGAATTTGTGCTTTTTGATTCATTGTAGAACAACTGGTTCTATATATTATCATACGTCCATTGAAAACAGTATAATTTTAAACATTTGTTCATCAAAAAAACAAGATTGTTCACTCAAGCAAGAATATAAACAAATAGAATACAAACTAGATGAAAAAAAAAAATTAGACGAATTTACAGGATTCGCTTTACAGAACAACCTAAAAGATATCAATGTGAAAAATATAGAAAAAGACATGACAAATAAATTTAAATCATTCCAAAAAGAAGATGTTAGTTCCAAAATTTTAACAGAAATTCGAACACTATATTACCAAACCCCAAAACCAAAACCAATAGATTGTGATATTGCCGTTCATATTAGAAGAGGAGATGTGACAACAACCCAAAATTATCAAAGATTTTGTCCAATATCTTATTATGAAAACATGTTGGACTCTATCATAGAAACTCATTTTAAAAACAAATCACCGAAAATTGTGATTTTTTCATTGGGAGAAGAAACCGATTTTATAGAATTAAAAAAATATAATAATATCATTTTCATGCTAGAAACTAATCTAATGGAGGCATTTCATACAATGGTAACAGCACCACACTTTTTAATGGGATATAGTGCTTTATCATGTGCTGCTGCGTTGCTATCAGCTAATACGGTATATTATACACGAAGCGAAACCTGGATTAAGCAATGTATACCAAGATTAAATCATTGGATTGATTATACACAAATAGATATGATGAAAAAGGAACCAACCACAAATGAAATACAAACCACAAATGAAATACAAACCACAAATGAAATACAAACCACAAATGAAATACAAACCACAAATGAAATACAAACCACAAATGAAATAGTATATACATATATAAATCATAGATTGGGATTCGGGGCACAGTATATAGGGTGCATATGTTGCTACATTTATTGTAGAAACAATAATCACTTGTACTATCATACAGATTTTAATGCTATCGACAAACGTATGAACCCCGAATTAAACAACATATCAAATAAAGCATATACAAATGAATTAAATAATTTAACAGGATTAACGGAATGTAACATTGATATAGATATCTCTAATCATGAAGTAGTCATAAATAGTTGGCAGTTATCCTTAGGTAAGTCTGATTACAAAGAAGAGTATTTAGATGATCTTAAAAAAATTTATTATAGTACACCAAAACCTCAACCAATAAAATGTGATATAGCAATACATATTAGGCGCGGAGACGTAGGAGAAGAAAAATCAAAACCCCGATTTCAAACAATTGCCTATTACAAAAAAATATTGGAATCAATTGTAAAAGAATTACCGCATAATAATCCTAAAATAATAGTTTTTTCACAAGGTACTGTTAGTGATTTTATGGAACTACATTCATTTGAAAATATCGAGTTCTTTTTGAACACCGATATTAATGAAGCATTTCATAGTATGGTTTGTGCACCTATTTTTATAATGGGGTATAGCGCTTTATCTTGTTGTGCTGCTTTATTATCTGATAATAAAATATATTATACAAGATCTAGAGTATGGAAAACACAGTGTATATGTTGCTTGGATAAATGGATTAATATAAGTGATTAATTAATTCCTAGGTTGACGATCTTTGAATGTTTTTTTCCAATATGATAAATCCATCTTTTCTGTATTAAAAGTAGTTTTTAAGAATTCTTCATATTTTTTATTCAAAAAGTCCTCGGTGACACAGATGTAATCATCTACAAAAAGAATTGGTAACTCGTTAAAATAGTTCATATGATTGGATTTTTCTACGATTGGTATAACACCCAAATACAGACACTCCCACGTCCTATGACAGTCTACTCCTCCTCCAGGCGGAGATATTGCGAATTTGTAGGTTGATAGTTCTTGTATATATGTATTCCAACTTTTTTGTTGATTTTTAACAAAACCATTTTCTTTTAACTTTTTCATTGTGTCTCCTCTACGAGCTCTGATTGTAAAGTTTAGGTATAACAGGTTTATCTTTTCATTAGTAGAGTTTTCACGTATAATGTCAAATTTGGTTCTTCTCCAATGCACGCTTTCTAAACCGATCGGAAACCCAGATGTTTTAGATGATATGGTTGACATATTACACCCATACCATTTAATCAGTTGGGGATTCTCTAGTATTTTAATATGTTTTCCGGATTCTTTATCACCATAGTGTGTTATTAATGTGAACTTTTGTTTCAAATTTAAAACTATTTTTTCATAAAACATATCGAGATACTCTACCCTGGTGACAAAAACTACATCAGTGTCCCCTTCGGGTATTATAGGATTATTAAAATCCAATAAATTTGTGTTTTTTGTATATTTTTTCACATAAGTATTAAAATACTTTTCTTCGAAAAACATAAAACAATTTACTTCAGATGTTAGTGCATCTCCGCATATATATATATACATATATACACATATATATATATATACACATATATTATGAGTGTTAAAATAAATTGGAAAGGTAAACTAGGTAATCACGCATTTCAATATTTTTCGGCATATATTTATTGCAAAAAACACAATTTAAAATTACTTACAAAACCCTCGAAAAACTTATTAAATATATTTGAAATAAATGATAATAATAATGAAATTAATGAAGATGAACAGTGCTTCTTAGACAATAAAGTTCTGAATTTTAAAGATTATGATAATGATAATGAGATTATTTATTATGGTGATAAAAATTATATTTTCAATGATTATTTTCAAAATGCAGAATATATAAACAATAATAGCATATATTTATTAGATAATATAAAACCCATTCAATATAAATGTAAGTTAAACTATCAAATAAAAGAAAACGATATTTTATGTATTTTACGTATGGGAGATTTTCTACACTCTGGTAGTAATAGCGAAATTGTTCATCCTGACTATTTTTTAAATATTTTAAAAAAAAATCAATTTAATAAAATATATTTTCTTATATGGCCCTTCAAATCTCCTACCGATGATTGTAATTTAAAAAAATATCTTAAATTTTTTGAAGAATATGATTTTGTTGTATTTAATGAAAATAGAAATGAATTTTTTGATTTTTATATAACAAATCATTTTGAAAATATTGCTTTTACCAATTCAACATTTAATTGGTGGTCTGCTTTTTTTACAAAAGATATTGAAAAAAAATGTATATATACACCTAAATATTTTGGTTTTTTTGGTATAGGAAAACATTTTAGATGTCATGGTGGCCACATAAAAAATTTATGGAATATTAATAATATAAGTATACCAATAGAAAATAAGTTTATTAATCTTAAAGAATAGTAACTGTTTAGTTTATTATATAGTTTTATATTATATGCCTTATAACGATGTAAGTAAACCGTATATGTCTGATAAAGAAATTGTTTTATTGGAGAAATATTTCAGAAATTCAACAAACTACTTTGAATTTGGGGCTGGTGGTAGTACATGTTATGCTATAAAAAACAATATTGAAAATATCGAATCAGTTGAAACAGAAACAGGTTGGTTTAAACAACTAATAAAAGACCCTCTTGTTTTAAATAAAGTAAATCAACAAAAACTAAAAATACATTTGTTTCCTTTGAATTTTAATTGGAAAAAAGCAGTATCTTGGAGTTTAAATCATACAGAATACTTAAAAACGTGTGATAAAAGTAATTGGCCTAATTATTCAAAAACTATAAGAAATTGTAACTTGAAATTAAATTTAGTTTTAGTTGATGGTAGATTTCGAGTCGCATCCACATTGGAAACAATAAAAAAGGTTGATAATTATTGCTATATTTTAATACACGATTATCGACAACCAAATAATGGAATTAGAGGATATGAATTTGTTGAAAAATATCTAGATATTATTGAACATGTAGATACTTTATTTGTTTTTAAAAAAAAAACAAATATAAATTTGGATGAAATTGACAAAGACCTCGAAATTTATTATACTATTCCAAATTAATTCATATCTGGATTATTCGTAGTATTTAAGTTAAAAAAATAGAGAATTTATCTATTAGTATAAAATGGATAGAGTAAGTGTTATAATACCAACGTACAACCGTTTTCAATACTTATTAAACACTTTGAATTCAATTAAAAAACAAACTTATGAAAACATAGAAATTATAGTAATTAATGATGGATCAGATGAAGAAGCTTATAATACATATGATTGGGAAAAGGAAAATATCAAAATAATTCATATACCTACTAACAGTAAATGTGTTGGTCGCGTTAGAAATACTGGTGTCGAAAATGCATCCGGTAAATATATTGCTTTTTGTGATGATGATGATATGTGGTTTCCAGAAAAAATAGATTTACAAATGAAAGCAATTAAAAAATTTGACTGTAAAATGGCATCAACAGAGGGTTTAATAGGTAGTGGCTTTTACAATCCTTCGAAAACTTACAAAAAGTATATATCTGAACATTACCGAAGACAATATATAGAAAAATTCAAATCTCATAATATAGATTTATCTCAAACTATTCCAACAATTTGGAATTTAGAATTGATTAGTATTCATAATCTTTTCATAACTAGTTCTGTTATTGTAGAAAAAGAGTTGTATACTAAAGTAGGTGGAATGCCTTTTAATAGAAGAGCCCAAGATTATATGTGTTGGTTAAAAATACTAAAACATACGAATAGTGTATTTATACCCGACGTTTGTGTTTACTACGATAATAAACATGGGGATGGTCCAAATCATTAAACAATTATAATTTTTAGTGCCTGTTTTGCATTTATATTCACTATTATTAATGAATAATAGTGAAAACGAAAATTGTGTTAAATGATATTATATACACAGATAATAATAGTAATGATATTAGATTGCGTTTTAACTTCCGTTAATGAAAATGAATTATACCTAGATTTTATCCCTTTTTTCATAGATATGTGGAAGAAATTATATCCTTCTGTAAATGTGAAAATTGTACTTATTGCTGAAAGTATCCCTGATAGTTTTTCGTGCTATAAAGATAATATAATATTATTTCCACCTATTCCCAATGTTCCAACAGCATTTACATCACAATTTATAAGGCTGTTATATCCATGTATATTAAATTATGAAAACGGTATTATGATCACTGACATCGATGATGTTCCATTGAATAACACATATTTCACAGAAAATATTAAAGACATATCTAATGATAAGTGGATAAATTTAAGGGACTGGATAGGAAATAATCAAATTGCTATGTGTTGGCAAATTGCTACATCAAAAACTTGGACCGAAGTATTTAATATTCATAATTTAGATGATATAAAAAAAACACTCATCGATTATGGTAAATATGGTGCACGACATGGTTGGTCAACAGATCAATATGTTTTATATAAAAATGTGATGACATGGCACGATAAAACCAAAAATTATATATTTCTAAAAGATAAAGAAACTGGTTTCAATAGAATAACAAGAAACAAAGTGTTTTTAAAGGATAAAAAAGTTATAGAAAATATCAAAAAAGGATTTTATTCAGATTATCATTGTCATAGACCAATGAAAGATTATTATGAATTAAATTATGGAATACTCAAATTATGTAGTAGTATTTGATGGTTTACCTACAAAATTTCTAGTATATTCTGTCACAATATAACAGTTACTAAGATCGGCTATGTCTTTTCCATATATACGATTCGTGTGGTTTAATGTTTTTGGTATATGTACTAAAAAATCATTATATTTTACAACTATCTCTTGTAAAAAACTGCGCAACCATTCTTGATCATCATTATATTTATTTATCTGTTTTCCTTTTACAATTACAAGGTTATACAAAAAATTATCGATATCTACGAGTTTTTCGGGGTATTTTTCTCTTAAGTTAATATTACATACACCGAATGTACCCCCCATTACATCTCTGTGACAACCATGATCTAATATCGTATGTATAGTTTTTTTTGAATCTACCCATTCATCGACCATTTTTTTTTCACGTAAAGTACATCTTGAATCTGCATCTCTTGATATCCAATAATCAACCGTTTCATCATTAAATAAACTAAATCTGCGAAACATACCCTCGCAAGTAAGACCAGATGAATAATCTTTATAAGGTATAACCTTACAAGTCATTTTGTTTAAATCATTCAATGTCTCTTCGGGCACAGAAAGATAACCACCATTACATACATATACCCAAATTTCCCAATCATCATAATATGTAATAGCCGATTGAACTGCATTTAGAATACCTACACTATATTTAGGATCTTTCCCATAAACACAAAAAGTAATAACTTTTTTGTTCATATAAATATATTAAATATGAATATTTCAATTGTTAAATTTTAATAATTTTTAATGGGGAACCAAGGTTCCCCCTTACCCCTCCTGTTTAGGCGGGCGGGGTGTTAGAGGGGCGGGCGCGCCCCTTTTAATAATTTTAAAGTACATTGATATAATATGAATAAAAAGGTTGTCGCTTACTCTAACAAAAAACTAGATGGATTTGGCAGTGTATACTTGTGTTGCATGAATGCATTTTCAACAGCACGATATGACAATCAAATTTATTATCATACACATTTCAGTGATTTAAATGGTAAATCATTACACCATAATTATAATAATGATAGAAACTATTCATCAATTATGAATGATTTTACAGGATTGAAAACAGACTCATCTTATAATGAATCTATTGAAATAGATTATAGAAATAGCAATAAAGGTGGTGCAGCTGGTGGTTCTCAAGGCGGGTTTCGTATTGCTTTTCCCGATAAATATTATACAGAACCAGTCATAAAAGAATTAAGAGATTATTATTATTCTACGAGTAAACCTAATCCAATAGAATGTGATATAGCTGTTCATATAAGGCGAGGCGATATAGCAAAAATAAATCCTAACACAAAAACATTTGGATCCGAAAGGTATATTAAATTGGAATATTTCATAAAATTAATAGAAGAAATTGATCCAACTAAAGAAAAACGTATTGCTATTTTTTCACAGGGTAAAAAATCAGATTTCGATGAAATAAACCATTCTAATACAGCTCTTTATATTAATTATGATTTACAAACAACGTTTCATTCAATGGTATGTGCTCCTATTTTGATTACTTCACCTAGTATGCTCAGTGTATCCGCTGCTATATTGAATAAAAATACTATTTATTACACTAACTGGGGTGGGTTTAGTAAAATGGATCGTTGGATAGTAAAAAATCATACAGATTATTTGGAAAAATGATATGTTCAATCCTGTATAAAGGGGCACACCCGCCCGTCTAACACCCCATTCATATATAAGTTTAAATTATTTTTTCTAAAATAGTTAATCCGTTATTATTAGTAAATTCTTGTTTTAATTTCCAATTTTTATTATTAGCTAAAAATTCATCTATTGCTGGTTTTAATCCTTTATTTATTTCATCAATATTAAAACCACTTTTCTTAGATTGCTCTAATGCATTCCATTTATTTCTAATTGTTTCTCCAAGAATTCCATCTATTTGAGTATCATGCATTATTATATATTTATTTGTAAATCTTGAAAATTTTTTTAATTCTCTTTTTAATTGAGCATAAACATGCCAGGTGTCTATAAATGTCATATCATAATTATGTTCAATTTCTAAATCTAAGTCATTTATCCATTGATAAGAAACATCAATATTTATATTTTTTGTATTTATTAATAACTCATTTATATCACATTTTTGAATATCATTAAGGAAAAGTTTTTTTATATTACTATTATTATTTACTAAACCATAGGTTAAAGCGTAACTTGAAACAACACCTCTTACACCTAATTCTATAATACTTTCACAATCCTTTGCTAAATTATAAATTGTTGGTAAATGTTCATTTATATCAGATTTTTCTTTACATAAACTTTCATATTTTTTTCTTAAATTAATCACATCCGTCATGAATATATATATATATATTTATATTATGTCTTTTGGTAAATATACATACGGTAAACCTAACATTATTTGGAAAAGTAATAATAGTAAACTAGTGGTTGGAAATTTTTGTTCAATAGCAAATAATTGTAATATATATTTAGGTGGAAATCATAGAACAGATTGGGTATCAACATATCCATTCGGTCATATTCATAAAAACATTTTTAATAGTTTTAATGGCGATGGCCACCCATCTACAAAAGGTGATGTTGTTATTGGTAATGATGTATGGATCGGAGGAAATGTAACAATAATGTCAGGTGTTACTATCGGTGATGGTGTAGTAATAGCACATAATAGCCATGTTGTTAAGAATGCTGAACCATATAGTATAATTGGCGGTAACCCAGCAAAATTAATTAGAAAAAGATTTACAAAAGAACAAATTGATAAATTATTGGAAATTAAATGGTGGGATTGGAACGATATTAAAATAAATGAATTTGCACCATTATTATGTAATCAAAATATTGATAATTTTATTAATATGGCGTATTCAAATAATTAGGGGGGAACCCAATGTTCCCCCTTACCCTCTCCTTTTTAGGTGGGCCTTGTGTTAGATGGTTTGGCGAGCCCCTTTATACGTTCTTATAAAGAAAGTTTGTAAATTCTGTCATGTAGTCTACATCTAATTGACGATTTTTACAATTTTTTATGCGAATATGATATATTCCTTTATCAATTATATCCTTTAATAGAGCTTCTTTATTTTTTATATTTATATCTTTGTTAATACAATGTCTACCGCGAACGAGAGTTCGCGGTACATCTTTTAAAATTGTAGAAATAATAATGTCATCGTTTCTTTTAGCACGATCAATATGATTTTTATTACTTATTAATATTTGAACGATATCTTGTGACATCCAAATACATGCCCCAGAACAAAAAGAAATCCGTTTGCCAGAATCACTGATATATCCAGCATACAAGTTCGTATCGCTTAGTGATTCACTAGTTTTCATTAAATGTTCAATAATAAAAAAACTGCTTAAATTTGTACGAAGTACATGTTTATAATTATAAGATGCCACGATATATTCAAAACATTCGATAGTTTTGTCATATATACCAGGAATCATAGATTCTGGATTTGTTGCAAAAAATATATTTTCTTTTTTCAAAGATAAACCTTGTGTGCTCTCATCATTGCCAAATATCATAAGAACTAATATAGAAGGATAATGTATGTTTATAAAATCAATAAATGGAACCCAATATAATTCAATAAACTGATCATAAATTTTATTACGAGAAGCAATAACCGTAATGATCACATCCATTTTTGTTTTTTTAAACATAATAATGTATAAGATTATAATTAAAAATACAAAGAAAAAGCTCCTTTCGATCGATAGTTAATTTTTTTAAAAAAAATTAAAAATTTACGTTCCCTGCCAAAAATATTGACTGGTTGTTTTCCATTTCTACTATGATTGGTTCATATATGTCAACTAATTGTTCATATCTAGAATGAAGATACGGGGTTCTTTTCATTTGTAAATTTAGTTGTCCTATACCCAAAACCGCTGATAACTCATCTTTTTTTTCAAACAAATCTTCAAATTTTACACAAATTATTTTATAATTTAATGATTTATTAATCGACGTATAGTTTTTATAAAAATCACATAAACCATATAAATCTTGTTTGTACAATATTATATCATCTACTGTACTTTGAGTGTTGGGTGATTGAATATTTTTCAAATGTCGTTCTCTATCTTCTTCATTGAAAACACTTGTACATAAAACACGTGCTGGATTCCTGTAAAGATATATAACATAATGATTTTTTATGTATTCGATTGGCACTTTTTCATTAGTGAAAATATCATGTTTCGCATATTTTAATTCAATGGGCGGAGTTCTGGTATGAACATGAGATACATTACCGTATTTTTTCAATGCATATGTAAGCATATACGACCCAGAGCCACCACACGAACATACATAAAAATGTTTTTTTTCATATAAATTTTCTTTTTTTAACATACGTTTTATATTATATATATAACGTATACATAAATGAATAATCGACCAAAACCAAAATACTGTGTGACTATGGGTAGTTGCCGTCAATTATTCATGAATAAATCGCGTATCCAAATAGACATTACTTATCCTCATTACACTAAGGAAATTTTACAACTAATTAAGTACTGCAAATATGGTGAAAGTATTGTTACTCAAAATGAAACCAATTATACCTTTAGAACTCCTATATTACACAATAAAGAACTAATCTATTTAGATAAATTTAAAGATGAACTCGAAAAAATGGATGTATGCTTAATCGAAATTGCGAGCAAAAAAGTGTATAAATATAACAATTTATATGTGCATCATATTGCACACGATCAGCATTACAAAGCATGTTCGGGAATGAAAAAGGATATAATAGTATATGATCAAGAAAAAGAAGAAATTGAATCTGATATATTGGAAATCAAAAAAGAACTGGGTGACAAACAAATTATTATTGTTTGTCATCAAGTAACAAGAGATTATGGAGAAAGATATAAACTCAGTATTTGGCTAGAAGAAATATGCAAAAAACACAATATTACCTTTATAAATCCAGTAAAAGAAATGAAAAAAGAATTTCTTTTATCAGACGATGATATTCCGAGTCTCTTTTCTAATAAGGAGAAAAATTATAATCATTTGTCGGGCAAAGGAGAAAATATGATGAGACAAATATACCATAGGTTTATAAACGGGGGAACCTAGGTCCCCCTTACCCCCTCCTTTGTTAAGGGTTAAAAATGGTTTCAGTATCAAGGATTAGATCATAAGTCTAGCATCCATTCTAAGTCTATTCTCTTATTACATTTTTTTTTTAAAAAATCTTCATAACAAACGTGCTTGTCATCAATAACTAACGAATTCAATGTGGTTTTTAGATTATATAATCCAATGTTTTCGCTTCTCCACATAGGATTTATTAGTAAACTTGTCAAATTCAAATGATTTGTGTCTTCATATAGAGACATGCACGCCAATATATCCTTTTTCTTTTTACTTGTCGCCTCTCTTGGTATCCACGCATAATATTTCCAATTTCCACCTCTATGAAATGTTTTCTCTAACTCATTCATATTATGAAATAAACATCCGCTCATAATCTGACTTTTAATTTTTCTAGCCCTATCTAAGTTATCTAAATCTTCGGTCCCTTCTAACATTTCGCTTAAAATATAATTATACCACGGTTTTGCTATATAACTAATTTCTTGTGCGGTTAATACTTCTAAATCGTGATGTAATACATCTCCACATATAAACCGTTTATTAATAAAATTATCGCCATTAGATTTTATAGCATTGCATAGGGAAATTGTAAATAAGAGACGGATCATGTATATTATATGTTTTTTTCTGTTTAATATATATTTTTTCACATTTTCATTTTCATATAATAATTATGTTGTTTTGCGGGTTGATGATGTTCTTTAGGTTGATTCAGCGACCAACTTCTATAACCGGATTTTTTTGTCGCGTATTTTTCATCAGAGTCATCATAATCAAAACTTCTGTTTTTTGACGCGGATTCAATTAGCGAGAAACTATTTTCCGAACATTGTATTTTAAGAGACGAAAACAAGTTTTTACTGCAAGATGCCTGTGGTATTTGCGGGAAATTAGCGCAAATTAATCCCATGAATCTCCAAAAGTCGCATAAGGGAATCTCGTTTACTTTGCTATATTTCATATAATTCATTAAATATAAAAATGCATATGACATAACACCATACCATTTCCCATTGAAAACGCTAGATTGCGAATATTGGTCGTCCTTACAACCGCTTATCATTACTATACTAGCCTTCATTTCGTTTTGCGTGGTTTTTGTGACTGATTCATTTGGGGATTTTAAATAATATTTTAAATCAAATGCCGAACCACTGTGACAACTGTCCATTAATGAAAACATGTTGATTGTTTCTGGTAGCATAGAGAACAACCATTTTAATTGGTCATCACTAATTAAACGAAGATCTTCGGTTACAATACACTCGTCTCTACCGTCTTCTTCTTCTCTTTTCCAGGTTCTATTTTTACTATCAAATACCCAATTTTTGTCAGCAACTTGCGTTCCATGTCCAGAATAATGTAAAAATACATTACCATCGGGGTTTTTTCTTGCCCAATGTAAAAGTTTAAAGAGCGATGTAACTATATTTCTAAAACTTGGTCGGCTTGTTTTTAATGTGGGATGGTTTTTTTCAAATATTTCCGTATCACATAGCACATCAAACTCATTGTAACCGTGGTCTTTTAAAAAATTGTATATTTCTAATACGTCGTTGTCACAACCGGGTAAATATGCGTGAGTATTAGGATAGGTAACCCCAATCAACAATCCATAATTCTTTGCCATGTATTATATAATATAATAAAATATAATTTTATTATGAACTATAATAACTGTCAGCTAAATATGCTTGAGTAATATTAAGACGATAATTTTCTATGGTTGTTCTACCGGAATTTACTCTAAAAGGGAATGGTTTATTGCACCCAGACGACGTATTAAATAAAACCTTATTTCGTTTTCCTATTGTATAGTCTAATGGACTTGTATCTTTCAGTGTGCTCTTTTCCACCTTACAACATTTTGAGGAGCCGTTATTAACAGGGATATGTTCTTCGGGTTCACACAAATTACATTGAAGATTTGCCTTTGCAATATCACTTAAATAAGAGGAACTATCTAATGGTCCTACTTCTTGAACCCAATTATTGTAGATGTGTTCAAGGTTATCACAATCCGTTACTTTTGATTCACCCGGTAATGGCAATCGTTTTGACCAATACTTTTTTCTATTCATAAATGTTTTTGAACTCATTCCAGGAAATTTAGAAAAGTTATTGTTATGAGAAATATTTTTAGAAGCAAAATGTTTTTTTTTCAATACTGCAATAGACATTTATATTATAAAAACATAATATATAAATGTTCAAAAACCAAGGATTAAATTCGCTTATGACAATTTTCTTAGTTTTTTCATTTTTGCTATTGGTTACAAGCATGGCTACAACTAACAATGTTGGTGATATAAGACAACCAATCGAAAACGAAACCCCTCCCAAAACATGCGAAAGTTGCTATAACGACGACGAATATTCAAACTATGCGCCGGCCATGCTATGAAGCAATTATTTTGAATAGTTTTTTATTTTTAATTGAATTAATTTCTTCACGAGAAAAATCGAAAAACTCATAAAAATATTCATCATTTAATAAATTAAAATCAAAATTTGGTATTTTTGTAAAGTCCGGCAGAAGGTTAAATATACTACTATCTAAAAATCGCATACGATATTGTGTGCTGGAATATAAATACATTATTGGTTTTAATGACAAGATTTTATGTATATTAGTTAAAAAATCATATTTTCCCATAAATATTATTTTTCCTCTTGAACTTATTCCATAAGTTCCCGTTTTATCAAATAAAGGAAATCCATAAACCGAATGTGCCATTATTAATTTAGGCAAACCCAAATAATAAAAAGGACCCGGTTTATTTGACCATTTATATTTATATATAGGAATTCCATTTTCCAATACACAACTATGAATATTACTGTAATAAAAGTCGCTAGAATATTCGTCTTTGAAATCAAATTTTCTAGAAGGTAAAGGGCTTATTAGTAGAAACTTTGACAAGTCGCCATATTTACGAGCGTAAAATGAAAGTCGGTTTAAGATACCTATATTTTTCATAGGTATTGGATATAGTGGTGTTAGCATTTTATATTGCATATAAGACTTGGTTACCTCATCGTATATCGGAATTATGAAATCGGTTGGTCGTTTTTGTAGCAAAAAAAGTGTGCATGGTATTTGAACTTGTTTATTAAACGCATTATAAATTTCATAGGAATTCAAGCACAATAGTTTATGAATTTTGTATTGTGTTAATGTGCTATACATATTTGCGTCGTCATGTTTGAGCCAAGACGCCGGAACGATCGCGCATAAAAAACCATTATCTGCCAATAAGTCTAATGCTTTATTTAAAAAGTTTTGCCACAACGGATTCCATTTAGACTTTGTTCTTTTTTTTTGAGGAATACTTTTCAAGCCACCATGATTATATGGCGGATTGCTGATTATTACATTAAACTGAAAATCCGGGTTATAGTTTATAAAATCCTCACATATTATGTTTGCGTCCTCTCCAAAAAGATTTTGTAACGTTGGAATAAAAAAATCGTTACATTCGACCATAAACATATTTTTCTTAATTAATTCTTCTTTATTTTTACCTAGATAATCAACCCTCTTTTCAATAATACTTTTTGCTATTGCCCCTTTTCCACACCCAGGATCTAACCATAAATAGTCTTCCTTTTCAAAAACCCATCTTGGTATTAAGTCTGAAAGCCTTTCAAGTAATTCACTCGGCGTTTCAACGAACCCATATTCTTCTTTTAAATTGTGCTGTTCATCCATATAAATTCATATTATTAATATAAATGAATTCTAACGAAAGCGTAGATGCATACCGGTTGGTTGAGGAAGTCCTTTAAGTGGTTTAACTCTAGAATCTTTTCCTGCATGTTCGATTGTAATATGCATTCCGGTAAACTTAGGCCCGCCTTTTAGTGGCGCAACCTTTTTAAAACCTTCGTCCTCTGATTCATCAGATTCGGGAATATAATCTGAATCTTCGTCTACGACAACTTTACGCTTTTTTACATTAGTCGTCTTTTGTTTGAATGTTTTCTTCGGTTTGCTTTCTTCATAATCAGTAGCTTCATCATACATCTCCTCATATTCTTCGTCTTCTTCGGTATCAGATGGAAAATACTCAGAATCCGACTCAGACTCCGAAAAATATTCTTCCTTGTCGTCGTTTTCTACAAGTTTTTTAAAATGGGCAGATTTAGAACGCGTTGTAACCATGGTTATATAAGTAATTTTATGGGTATATAACCATTTCAATTTTTTATTTATTTGGATTATTCATACATTTTTATGCAACTTTTTAAAAGCCAAATATTTCGGTTCTTTAAATACCCAAAACTAATATATTAGTTTTCCTACTTAAATGTTTTTTTGCGATTTTTGACAAAAAGTTTTTGAGAAATCCCATTTTTGGACATTTATTTTTGTCCATTTTTGGGATTTTCATATTTTTTTTTCCAAAAAAACCCAAAAAAAACACTTTGGTCTCATATGTAGGGGATTTTATTAAAATGCTGTTTTTTTTTGTTACCATAAAATTTTTCAAAACCCCCAACCACCTCCAATTTTTTCTCTGGCAGAAATCGGTAAAGATTTTTCTTTACCGATTTCTGCCCACTTTTTTTATCTAGAACATCAATAACATTTTTATTGAATACTGCGATATTTTTCACTACATAAACTTTTTTCGCCTTTACGTTTTTCTGCCCAGACTATATAAAGGGAAAAATGGATAAAAATGAAATGAAGCCTACTAAATTTGCTTGCGAAAAGTGTATGTTTTATACAAATTCGCACAATAAATACAATATTCATTTAAAAACCAAAAAACATCAAAAGTTAGAAGGCTGTTTATTATATTTTCAGTGTCCGTCGTGCTATAAATATTATAAAACACGCCAAGCCCTTTATTACCACACAACCAATTCCTGTAAAGATATTGAAAATAAGGTTGAAAAAATAATCGAAACTAACAACGAAATTTTAAAAACGAATAAGCAACTACTTAAAGAAAACGAAGAAATCAAGACCCAATTGAAAAATACCAAAACCACACAACAAATAAACAATAATTTCAATCTGAATATATATTTGAATGAAACGTGCAAAGATGCTATAAATCTTAGCGATTTTATTAAACAGATTAATGTAGAAAGCGAAGACCTAAATACGGTTATGTCGGATGGTGTAGAAAAAAGTATTGTGCATGTGATGGTAACGGCGTTAAAAACGCTTGAAGAATATCAACGACCCATCCAATGTACAGATTTGAAAAGAGAAATTGTCTATGTCAAAGATGAAAATATATGGGAAAAAGACAAAGACAAAAAAATACTAACAAACGCTATTTATAAAATAAGAGATAAACATTTGAAATCGTTGGTTCAAACCGATACTTCAATGCAAGACGAATATATAGAAATGCATCAAAAAGTATTAGCCGATATTCGTACAAAGAAAATTTCTAGTCAAATCCTTAACGAAGCGGCCATATCAAAAATAATAAATTAAATATTATAGTATAATATATGCTGTCTAAGACAACAATTAATCTTATAAAGAAACATTATTCGTTATTGATGTGCGTATTTTTGACGATGATAATTCAGCTACTAATAACATTTTGCTTATTCTTTGTTTTACGCGATTACGATCCTTACTTATTAAAAAATCTTATTGGGGAACACGAAATACTACAAAGATTCCCCATTTTTTTATTTATAATTTTGCCTTTTTTTATTTTATATGGGCTATTTTCTCTAATTGATTTCGTAGAAGGTTACTACCCAAAGTTTTTCGTTTTTACACTTATATCTATTTTTTATGGATTTATTCTTGCATTGGGAAGAAGTTTCGTGTCAAACGAAAACATTGTTTTTGCATTATTGTCTACAATAGTTATTTTTTCGTCTATGATTACTTTTGCAACATTTTTAATAAATTCTAATGTTGAATTTTTGAAATACGGTCCATTTTTATTTTTTGCGCTATTTTTACTTATTATATTTAGAATAATAGACATTATTTTTGTAGATAGTGACATGTTAACCAATGGACTAAGATTATTTGCAGTGTTATTGTTTTCGGTCTTTATAATATTTGACACATATTTTATCCTATTTGTTAAACTGGGGGGTGATAGAGATTGCATAGATGGTGCTATTAATTATTATCTTGATTTTATGAACATTTTCAAAAATATACTGAATTTTGAAGAAGATTAAGATTGGCTATTTTAAAGAGTATATTTTGTAAATAATACACTTTTATTTTCAGAAGCTCCTTTGTGTCTATATAATATATCTTCTACGTAGTGGTTTGAAATATTTGGAAAAAAGGTATCACAATCGTAGTTTCCAGATACATGGGTAATATAGATTTCGTTAATTATCCCCATATTTAAAAACTCCTGATATATAGCAGCCCCACCTATTATCCAAATATCTTCAAAAAAAGCTTCACTATTCAAATATTTTATCATCGTGGCTATGTCATTATATATCCAAATATTTGGATTTGTCACTTCATAATTTTCGTTTTTTGTTAAAACAATATTTCTCCTATTTGGTAATGGTCTTCCTATACTTTCATAAGTATTTCTTCCCATCACTATTGCGTTTCTTCCAGTCCCTTTTGTTAATTTAGAAAAATAATTCATATCACAGCGTATATTCCAGGGCATTTTATTGTCCTTTCCTATACCAAAGCACTCATCTACAGCAACAATCATTTTTATAGGCATTATAATAAATGACAATAATGAATTAGGTTTATATAAATATATTACTATGTAAAATATTTATATATGAAATACCTCATATACGAACAATTTAGTGGTGTGGGGTTTTGTAATCAACTGTTTTCGTTAGAGACGGCAATATATCTTGCAAATATAACAGATCGTAAATTAATTTTATTGATTCGTTTCCCACTTTGTCATTGTGGTGCATCTTCTTGGGATTATGGTAGGTTTTTAGATTTTTTTGATGATCAATACAAGAAATATTTGCCACACAATATGGAAGTTTATTATGGCGAAGTTCCTGAACATGTAAGTAAAATCATAAAAAACCAGACATTATGCGAAACCATATCTTTTCCAAATGTTTTATCGCAAATAGGATTAGTAGACAAAGAATTGGATACTCATGAAAACGAACCAAAAATACGCGCCTTTTTGAATCATCGCGCAAAAAAAGTTATAGATTTTTCATCATATTCTAACGATTATATTTATATTAATAAAAGTAATGCGGCGCGGTGTTTCTATAATTTTTATACAACCGATGCGAATTACACAATAATGTCTAAAATTTGCGAAGCACTTACGCACCTAAACCCTTCATTCTACTATGCTTACAACAATATGAAGCTTCCAAAGAATTATATTTCTGTGCATTTTAGATTTGGTGACCGAAAACATAGAAAACGCGAAATAGATACACATAGCAATCGCTTTCGTGAACCACTTTTTAAACTACTGGGAGAATTAAATACAACAAAGCTACCAATTGTTGTTATGTGTGATCGTATGGACGCAGAATTGCTAGTAAGGTTAAAATCTAATTTTAATGTTATTTACACGGACGACATTATAAAGGACATTGATCTTAATGCAAATTTCGCAAATTTCAAGCGAACAGAGCTGCTTGAGTTTCTTCTGCAAAAAATGATTTGTTTTAATGCGGATACTTTCATAGGACATGATGGTAGCACGGTATCAAATTACATAAATTATATTCAATATTTGAATAATAAACCATATTATTATTACTTGGATAAAGTTTTAAAATACGATTATAGTGAATATACGTGGAAATTAAATGGTTTTGTTGGAGGGAATATTAGTTTCCGTGTATTCTTTGCTGACAATATAATAAAAAATACCGCCAAACTTATAACATTGACAAATGACGGTTATTCGCCATTTACCGAAAATTTACTGCTTTCCATGAAAAAACTTGGAATCGAAAATAAATTAAAAATATACTGCATTGGTGACAAATGTTACAATCATTTTCGGGAAAAATACACTCACAATGAAATCGAACAAATAGAACCACCGGATGAATATTTAAAGGAATGGTTGGGTTACAAATCCGCTCAAAACCCAGACGCCGAAGGTAAAATGAAATGGGCAAATATTACCTCTTATAAAATGTATGCTATTCACAACGAACTTATACAAGACAATGACGTTATGTTCACGGATGGTGATATTGTATTTGAGAAAGACCCCATACCATACTTGACTGAAAATATTAAAGATTTGGATTTGTTGATTCAAAACGATAATGATAGTTATCAACGGAGAGCAATGTGCACAGGTGTATTCTATATGAAATCAAATGATCTAACTAAAGAAATAACCGATTTTTCTATTATACAACAACATATTGACTCTTTTACTAACGACCAACAATATTTGCGTCGCCATGAGAAAAGAATGAAGGTGGAATACTTGGATCTGGACCTTTTTCCAAATGGACTTTATTATAGAGAAAAAAAACCTAGTGCGCCTATTTTAATCCATTTCAACTACGATGTTTCAGAACAAAAAATAACGCGTATGAAAGCATATAATAAATGGTATTTAGACGAATCTGTTCAAATTGTTCCTCCAAAATTAACCTCAAGTGCTGGTTCTGTTAAAAATAGTAGTTATCGTCCCCCATTAAGAACCGTAGAAAATATTAGGATGGATTTGCCGCTTTCAAAGTATATCGAGACCCAGGGAATTAAATTGCGACAAGGTCATATATGTCAAATACAGAAACACGAAACGGCCATAATCGCCTCTATCCACAACGCAAATACTATAAGTAATATATTGGAAATTGGATTCTTGGCTGGACATTCTGCTGATATGTTCTTAAAAATAAACGACACAGTAAAGGTGACCAGCATAGACATGTGTGCATTTCAAAGTGTCCAGTGTGGTAAAAAATATATAGATCAACATTATCCGGCACGTCATACACTTGTACGTGGGGAATCTTCGGAGATTCTGCCGTCGTTTATTCAATCTACGACAGAAAAATTCGATATTATTTTAATTGATGGCTCATATGAAGAAAAAACCGTTTTGAGCGATATTATATTATGCAGAGCTCTTGCAACAGAAAATACGTTATTAATAATTAATAATGTATTGAAGAATAATAATTGGATAAAATATTGGAATAAAGGGCCCACACAGGTATATAACGACCTAGTTCGTGACAAAAAACTAAAGCCAATAAAAAATATCGATATAGATATTGGCCGTGGAAGTGTTGTATGTAAATATTGCTGAGATTCCGACGATCAATTTTATAAGTTGGAAATATTATGGATAGATGTCAATTTTATAATCTTTTCTACTTTGGTCTAAGTCAATATCATACTTTATATTAGTTAGACGTTCGCTTGGTTTAATATAATTCCCCCCTCCACAATAAATAAGGTTATATAATAATAATATTAGGGATTTTTTCATATTCATGATGTAGGTTTCGGTGGTTGTACGAGCATCGAGTGCAAGTCTACTACTGACGGGAAGTTTTCTGTTTTGTTCACGCAACTTTTTACTATTATCTATATTATCTATATCGAGTTTATCGCTCAACACGAAGACGCCGCGATTCAGCGCATTGTTGTAATCCTTCTTCAACTTATCCTCGCCCCGCGGCGGCTGGTCTCTGATCACCGAAACCCTCTCATCCTTCGCGGTAATAGTTTCTACGACGTCGGAGATGTACGCATAAGTGAATTTAATATCGCATTTGGCCGATCCAAATTCCCATAATTGTATTTGGTTTTGTTGTTGCCCAAAACCAATTTCTCCACTCACACGGTCGACAATTTTCTTCGCGTTATCATAATCATCTGTTCTCACAAAAACATAAAAGTCGTCTTTGAGAGTGGGGTTTTTGGTTCCTGAATATCCCAGTGTTGTCGAATAGTTGAGGAGATTGACATTAGATGATGGATAGATTTTTAATTTTTCCGCTATTTTATTTACTGTTAGAACTTGAACTTTGGACGCGTTCTCCGGCTGGATCGTGGTTTGGCCGATACGCCCGTATAAGCCTACAAAAGGATCATATATAGCACGCACTAAAGCTAGTACATCATAAATACACCATGGTCTCATATTTTTATTACGATTTACAATTATATAATTTATTATATTAGGTATAGTATCTACGGATTTTTCATTAAACCTTTTATTACTGTCGTGAATTAATTCAGTAATACTCTTGGTATCTAAATTTTCAAATACATTAAATATACTTATATTTTTTACAAATTTAGCTAGTTCGTCGAAATATTTTAAGTAGTAAGCAATATTTAATCCTTTGATTTGATCTTTAAATTTAAATGACTCATTATTTTCAAAGAAATGATTAAATATAGACTCGGATTGGAGGGGGTCTTTGAAGCGGTGGTGGTGATTGACCGCACCCGCCTTAAAATAAAAGCTTGTACTCTCGAACGAGTTAACATACGCAGCACCTGTTTCAAAGCTAGTATCTAGATCTTTTTCTTCTTGTCTATCTTGTTTAGCTTCAAATTTTAATAGATCGCGTAATCTTGTCCAAATCATATTTATCACAAGTTTATAACGAAATCTCTCTTTTTTAAAATAAGGATTATTTGATTCCTCAATGATAATATTGTTTCTGATTTTTGATTCTATTACATTCCAGTATTCCTTGGGATTTTGATATTTAAAAAATTCATTATTGAATTGTTCGACTATTATTTTATTTATGTCTGAATTGGTGTCGTCATCAGTCGAGTTACCTTTAAGAATCAGGTCTTTCACAATTTCCTCGCCTGAGGGGATCTTGATTGAATTCAGGTTTTTTAAGATTTTGTTATAATGACCAACAAAATACTGGCCCATATCCTTACCTTCTCTCTCCTTTTGCGGCGCCTCGGAAAGCGCGGCCGCCGCGCGACGTGGCGCGACCTCGTCGAAGACGAACGCCTTTATTTTATGTTTCTTAATGAGTTCTATTAGATGCGTGTATTTATCGTTTGTATATGAATCTTCGGTGGAATTTTGAAATGTTTTTCCTATCTGAATATTCGGTAGCTTGAGGTCCGGTTTATTTTCTTTTTTTTCTTCTTTTTCTTTTTTTTCTTTTTTTTTTTTTTTTTCTTTTTTTTCTTTTTCTTCTTTTTCTTCTTTTTCTTTTTCTTCTTTTTCATAGTTAATT